GACTGATATTCAAGACATGGACTCTAAGCTGGGTCGGATTAACTTTTACATCTCCCCAAAACGGCTTTATGAGGAGACCGGATATTTGTGGAAAGGAGAACGACGGTAATGGCAAATGATATTCGGCCAGAGGTCTCCCAGAAAAACCCCTACTGGATCGGGAAGCACCGCTACTATGAACTGAAACATTTTTGTCTGCAATATCCCATCTGGAAGAAAGCCTATACCGCCCTGGATGGGTTGAGCCGGCGACCGGGAGATCTGGAGGTATTCGTGAAAAGTGGACAGTTGACCAGTGACCCCACTGCTCGCTGCGCTATATCTCGGGCTCATTTCGCAGATCGTATGGAAATGGTGGAACAGTCAGCCATCGAGGCTGAACCAGAGCTATACCCCTATCTATTGCGAGGTGTAACCGAGGGGCTTTCCTACGACACGCTCAAAATGAAGTATGACATCCCCTGCTGTCGAGATGTCTATTACGCTGGGTACAGACGGTTCTTCTGGCTGCTGAGCCGAAGGAGGGATTGAGATGCGAGTGGTCAATGTGGCGGTCAGGCAGTGTTACCGGTTTAACTGCCCGATTTGCGGGAGTAAGCTTGAGGCGGATCACGACGAGTTAGTTGACCTGGGTGGGAAGACAAGTCAGTTCTGGTGTCCGGTCTGTCGAAAGGAACGGTATCTTCCATGGAGTGCTCTTAGGAAGCGGATCATTTATGAAGATCAATCCGCAGAATAGGCAGATGCCTTTATGGAGGTGGTCACTATGATCAAAATGATTAGTTTATTGAGCAAAGCGTTTGGTGTATTACTGGCAATCGTAACTGCTTTTGGTGTAGGCTGGATATCCTGTGCCACATGGTTGATTGCGATGCTGCATCATGACACCGAACGACAAAGTTACAGAAGACCGTCAAAAGTGTCATATAGAGATTACTATTAAGGATTGGGCCGCATAACAGCGGCTCTTTCCTTTTTATATTTTGCGCAGAAAGAACAATGCCCTTTATGGAGGTGATAACATTATGACTTACAAGCAGATTGAAGCAAGCCGTGAATTGCGCCTTTGGATTGGACAGGTAATTGTACCCGCCGTTACGATGGCGGTCGCACTTACATCCATTCCAGAGGTCAGAAACGCAGCGTCAACAAAAATAGAGAAGTTGAAATGGAAACTCAAATCCAGGAGCAAGGGCTGAGCAGGCCCTTTGCTTTTCTCTTTCTCCGCACGCAGACGACTGGAAATCGTGTTATATTCATAACCTGAAAAATTCCCGGGTGGGATTTTTGAGAAAACAATTCAAGGAGGCACTACAATGGAAATCGTAATTGGTATTTTTGTGCTGGCGATCGGCGCATTGATTGGATTTTACATCGGAAAAGCAAAGTTTTACATCCGGCCTATTGGCGATTTGCGTATTGACCAGTCTGATCGGGACGATGGTCCGCACTTGTTCTTGGAGTTGGACGCAAATGTTCCAGCTGTCCTTTCACAAAAGTATGTCGCCTTCCGAGTCAAGGCTGAGGACTTCGTTTCGCACGAATGACACCGACTATTATGGAGCCAACTTTATATTTTGAAAGGAGAAAAAGCAAATGGCAGAAATCAAAACTTTGTTGGATGATGTGATCGAAACGGAGATCCAGAACCTGAAGCAGTTTTCGTCCAATGACGATGGCAAGGCGGATGCGATTCGAGATCTTGCAGCCCTTCACAAGCTTCGTATTGAGGAGATCAAGGCTCAGACTGACGCGGAAGAGAAGGCTCAACGCCGGGAAATGGACAGTGAACAGCGCAAGGCAGAACTTGCCGGAAAGGACACTGACCGGACTCGGGATGAGGAACTTCAGAAGTGTCAGCTGCGAGAGCAGAAGATCGACCGGTATGTAAGAGTGGGCGTAGCGGCTGTAGAGTTGATGGCACCGTTGGTGTTCTACGGCATCTGGATGAAGCGAGGCTTCAAGTTCGAGGAGTCCGGTGTTTACTCATCCACAACATTTAGAAATCTGTTCAGTCGTTTCAGACCGACGAAGTAACGAACAGGCTCAAAAAATGAGGAGACCACGCAAACAGCGTAGTCTCTTCGTTTTACCGCATGATTAACATGGTGTTTTATGGAGAAATCCGAATTTAAGGAGGTTTTATTCATGGCGTTGACAAAAGAACAGCAGGAAACCAGATTGAAGATGCACATTGGCCGCGCATACCGTTTGTATATCAAGGAGGGGAAAAGCCCTGAAGAAATCGCGGAGATGTTACGACGGCCGGTGACGCAGATCGAGAAATGGGTCGAAAAATTCAAAATCTACCATGCGAAAAAGAACGGAGGAAACGGATAACTCCAATGGCAAGGGTCTTTACAGAGACTCTTGCTTTTAATCATCATCCCAGCCTGAGCCCATATTCTCTTTGATTTCCTCACCCTCTCCAACATCAGCGCTGATTTCCATAGAGGCGCAAGAAACGCATACCTTTTCTTGTTCAGTTCTGTAATAGTCTTCATAGGTATATTCGCCATACATATGGTCAATTTTATGTTTTGCGCGCTCGGGGTCAAAGCCTTCACCGCATCGCGGACAGGTTTTCATACAAATCACCTCTCGTTATTTTCCTCATCGTAGCATATCTTCGCCAAATATACAAGGCGCTTTATGAGGAAGAGAGCGCTCTTTACCTCGAAATTTAGCCGAAGGCCGAAAGGCCCTTTGGACTATTTAGGAGGTAATGCAAAATGCGTAAGAAGGGCAAAAAGGTCATTATTCCGGAGGGTACCGAATTGATGGATTACCTGAACCAAGGGTACGCCATCTGCAATCGGTGCGGAGCGGTTATGGATCTGAAAGAAGATCCCAGAGGTGGATGCGATATTTACGCCTGCCCATCGTGCGGATGGGAAATTGACGAAATGGAGTACGAGTATGAAAGCGGAGATCCTATGGAACTCGTACAGGACGAAAAAGGCGACGACTACCTGATCTTCAGGGATGATATGCCGCCTGCTGGTTGCAGAGCATGCGGAGGACCGTATCCCTATTGCAGAGCATCGTGCAAAATGTTCGATGACTAAGCATTATCAACGCGGAGGAGGAGTCCTGACCGGGACTCTTTCTTTTATATTTGCTTTGGGCGCAGAAATGGCAGAGTGTATTATGAGAAACTATTTTGAGGAGGAACCAGTTATGGATATTACGAAAAAAGTAGCGGCGTTGAGGTTCAAATACCACGCAAACATGCTTGACGTCTGTAATGTGCTGAACCAAATCGGCATTTTGAAGGACGAAAAAGCAGAATTGGTGATGAAAAATCATACGATGCAGTGCTTTGATTGTTTGGGACGATTAGGTTACCCCATCGAAAAATTTCTGAAACAGCAAGAGGAGGAGTCCTGACCTGGACTCTTTCTTTTATATTTTGGAGGAACCATGCGATACCACTATGAGAAACCAAAAATCTACTTATCCATGTATGGTAAACGCTATCTCTGTGACCATCCGGTCTATCATTCGTGTACCTTATTTGAAATAGACGATCGAGGCTTGGCTGTCATTCAGCAGCGGTTTGAAGCGGAAACAAAATCTACTTTCTGGACTGAAATCGACGACTGGCTCACCGATCCATTATATTTGCATCCGGGATTCCGAGCGTTCTTTGATAGCAGGGCTGCGAAGGGTACGGACGGACTTTATCCCACTGTGACTGTTCGACAGATCATGTGGGCATTGAAAATGAAACCGATCCCCAAAGAACCCTGGGAAACGGTCTTTGACCATTCGCCAATTTAACAAACTCCTTTATGAAGAACCAATAGTATTTGAAAGGGGTTTTTGGCATGAAAACATTAAAAAATAAGCTTTGTTCGGTTGGATTGATACTCTGCGGATGTGTACCAACATTTGTGGATAACGATGCAACTGCACTGGTATTCTTTGGAATGATCGCGGTGCCGATGTTCTTTGCGAAAGAAAATTGGATCTGCTGAGGGAAGGCCCAGAAATGGGCTCTTTCCTTTTATATTTGCGCTCATTTCACAGCTCCTATTACGGAGAACGATGCTCATTAAGGAGGTTAAAGGAGCATGGACGAAATGAGAATTGAATCGAAATTTACAACAATGATTGCATCTAAACTTGCAGAGAAAGTTGTTCGGGACAAGTTGGGCTATGATGTTGATATCAGGCTGAACCGTCTTCGGACAACGGTGATGGAAGAGAAGATGCATGTGGAATTAAATCTTGATTTGGAGCTTACAAAGGAAGAGCTGAACAAATTGCTGAAAAGCATCGGAATCTGAGGCGAAGGCCCCGTAACAGGGGCTTTTGTCTTTCTTCCGCAGATTTTGCATTTCCTATTATGGAGAGGAAGTTAGCTCAGTGGTAGAGCGCCGGACAAACCCGTCCGGAGGTCATCGGTTCGAGTCCGATACAACCTCTTTAAGTTTTTGCCGAGAAAGGAGAAATGGCGGCATGGAGAAAACAGTTTATATTCATTATGGAGCGTCGGTCTTTGACTCGGCGAAAGGGTTCCCGATCAAGAACCGTCCTCACTGGAATAAACCCGTTGGAGGTCTCTGGGCATCTCGTGAGGCGGCTACATTTGGATGGCGCGACTGGTGTGAGGGCGAAGAACCAGACTGGATCGAGTTGTCCAAGTTCTTTCGGTTTACTTTGCGGGACGGGGCAAAGGTAGGCGTGATCCATAGCATTCCCGATTTGTGCCGACTGCCCACAGTAGACGATGATCTTTTCTGGTGGTCTTCAGAGATGCTCGATTTTGAAGAATGTCTACGACAGGGATGGGATGCTATAGAGCTATGCTGGTATGGAGAGGAGTACAAAGACCAGCGTGGTACGGATGATATGTACTACGGTCTCTATGGATGGGACTGCGACTGCATTCTCATACTTAATCCAGATGTAGTCGTTCAAATTTGATCTATATTTTGAAAGGAGAAAAATCAAAATGGAAGTTAAAATCGTAGGTGAAATCAAGTTCAGAAACTATACGCTTCCCGTCTACGGGGATCTGGACGAGCCTTTGTTCAAGGCTGCGGATGTAGCTGAGCTGATGGAGTACAGCCACAACAACATCTGGGGAATGGTCAATCTCTGTGAAGAGGATGAGAAGATGATGCTCCCTGTGGTGAGCGGAGGTCAGCGCCGGCAGGTCACATTCGTTACAGAGACCGGCCTCTATAACATCTTTGCTCAAAGCCGCAAGAACATTGCCAGAGCATGGCGAAGAGTTGTTCACGAGGAATTGATCGCCCTGCGTCGTTCCAAGGGGCAGAATGTTGCCGAGCAATTTGAGGAGTGGGATCACATGGCCGACTCTATTTACTTTGATGAAGAGACCGGGCAACTCATGCGTTCTGTGACAGTAGCAGGCGGGGATGTTGAGCAGGTCCCCTATAATCCTTAATGCGATGAAGGCTGAAGCTTTGTATGACCGTATGGTCATGGGGCAGCTCATAACCGATTACATTCGTGATATTGAATGGAATATGGATCAGACTGCTGCAAGCGACTCTTATTTCAAGGAACTCGGGTTACAAAAGTTTACATTGGAACAGCTGCTCTCGGAGCTTAACAGACATAAAGAAGACTCTCCAGCAACAATCGTTACAAGGTTTGTGGAGAGGATGTCTGTAACTGCAAAAGAAGATGATCCGGGTTTTGTCTTCTCCATCTCCAGAGATGCGGCACAGTCGATTCTCGATGGATTATATTTTGATTGAGCTATAAAGGAGGCTCCTAATCTTGAAATCTAAACAAAACATACTTCAAAGGGCTGGAAAGTCAATGAAGAAAGCGGCTCCAACCATATTAACTTGTGTCAGCGCAGCCGGAGTTGTGATGACCGCAGTCCTTACAGCCAAAGCAACTCCCAAAGCACTGCGGTGTCTGGAAGATGCAAAAACGGCTAAAAATGCAGAAAATGGCGAGAATTTGACCAGAATGGAGACGATAGGAGCGTGCTGGATGACCTACGCACCGGCAGCGATCGCTGGAATCGCTACAATCGGGTGCATTTTCAGTGCAAATGCCCTAAATAAGCGTCAGCAGGCAGCTTTGGTCAGTGCATACGCTCTTGTGAGCAAATCTTACAATGAATACAGGCAAAAAGTAAAAGAGGTCTACGGAGCGGAGGCCCATCGAAAAGTGATGGCTGCTTTGGCAGCAGAAAAGAGCCGTAGTCCTCATATTTCTTCCGAGTCTCTATGTTGCATAACTTCGCTTGATTTTGAGGACTCTGGTGAAGAAGAACGGTTGTTCTACGACAGTATCAGCGAACGATATTTTCAGGCAACCATCAGTCAAGTGCTTCAGGCAGAGTATCATCTCAATCGGAACTTTGCCCTCAGTGGAGGATTTATTACGCTGAATAATTTCTATGAGTTTCTTGGAATCTCAACAATTCCAGAGGGTGATACGATTGGCTGGATGGTTTCGGATGGGCTTTATTGGGTGGACTTCGATCATCACAAAGCCGCAGTTGATGACGGGTTGAACGGAGAAGTCGAGTGTTATATTTTAGACATTCCGTTTCCACCTATGACTGAGGAAGAATATAACGATTTCATTTAATCCGCAGAAACAACATCTCCTATTATGGAGAATCTATAAAAACTGGAGGTTAGACTTTATGGAACAGAAAGCGATTTTCAAAGTCTTGTCCTTTGTGGGACTGGCCCTTGGTGGGATTGGCACATTGCTGTCCAGTTGGGCCGACAACAAAGAACAGGATGCCATGATTGAAGAGAAGGTAAATGAAGCCTTGGCAGCCCGTGGATATGGAGAGACTGAAAGTGAGGAGCCCTAACAGGGGCTCTTTGCTTTTGTCAGAGCCAGTACACATGAATGAACGGGCACTGCTCCACTTGTTTGCCGTTATGGAGCAGTACGAAGATGCTCCACATTCCGATTGGCCACAGCACGAGGCGGAAGAGATTTCTTTCTCAAAATGGGCAACGGTGGAGATCACGCAACAGGTATGGGATCACCCATGGACTATGGCATCAGAGACGATTGAGGCATTCGCCTTAAAAATGGAGGTTTTTGCAGCAACCTCTATCACTGATATTCAAAGCCGCATTTTCAAAATTGCTGCGGAAACTGCTTGGAGTCTTTTGGAGAATATTCAGGAAATCGAGCAGTTAGGATACATACGATAGGAGGAACAATATCGTGAACAAACAGATCGTTAAAAACGCATGGCGATCACTGCGGAAAACAGTTCAAAAGCACAGCCCGGAAATTCTGACAGGCATTGGAATCGCCGGGATGATTGCTACGGCTGCAATCGCGGTCAAGGCCACGCCAAAGGCTCTTCGTATGATTGAGGAGAAAGAGCAGGAAGTTGGCAAGCCGCTGACCGGTCCGGAAACGGTTAAAACTGCTTGGAAGTGTTATATTCCGGCTGCGGTCAGTGGTGTCTGCTCTGCCGCTTGTATCATCGGAGCCAGTTCCATCAATGCTCGACGGAACGCAGCGCTTGTAACTGCCTATACCATTTCGGAGACAGCTCTCAAAGAGTATAAGGGTAAAGCTGTCGAAATTGTAGGCGAAAAGAAAGAGCAGGCCATTCGGGATGCAGTAGCTCGTGAGAAATTGGAAAATGCTCATGTTACAGAGCGAAAATTCGTTCCCACTGGCCGAGGTGAGACGCCCTGCTTTGATCCATTGACCAATGCCTGCTTCAAGTCTGATATCGAGACACTTCGCAGAGCCGAAAATACGCTCAATAAGCGTATGCGTGAAGAAATGCGGATCACAGTCAATGAATTCTTGCAGGAAATTGGACTTGAACCCTGTGACAGCTCGATTGGCGAAACAATGGGTTGGGATATTGATAAGGGGTACATCGAACTGGACTTTAGTTCACAGCTCGTAGATGGCATTCCTTACCTTGTCATTGGACATAGCATTCCGCCTACTTATCTCGGTTGGTAAAATCCGCAGAAATAGCAACTCCTGTTATGGAGAACCATCCATGAAAACTTATATTTAAGGAGGACTTAATAATGGAAGAGATGAACGCAAGAGTGATGGAGAACGAGGAACTCGACGAAATTGCTGAGGTTGATGAGATTTCCGAGAGCGGCAATGCAGGCGCATTGGTTGCTGGAATCGCCGGTGGTTTCTTGGCTTACGCCATGATTGGCGGAGTGAAGAAACTCTGGGGGATTGTTGGCACCAAGGTGGCCGAATACAAGGCCGCACGGAAGAATCAGACTGAGGTGGTGGACGCAGAGTACACTGAAGTCGACAATGCGGAAGACTCTGACACGGAAAGCTCTGAGAAGTAAGAGCAAGAGAGGTTCGCTGAAGGGAGAGTACCTATAACAAGGTGCTTCCCTTTTCATTTTATATTTACAAGGAGGAAACGCAATGGCGGATTACCCTAATAATTCCCACAGTGCGAGAGAAAAAACGGGTGCTGCCGCAGGTCAACCTGAGAAGAAGCAACTGGAAAAGGTTGTTACCGGTGCAGCTAAAACAAGAAAAAAGAGCGAAGCAAGGAAGTTCTTCAACATCTTTGTTCCGGAAGATACGGACAGTGTTAGAGCGTCCATTTTGGCAGATGTCATTGTTCCGGGTGTTAAGAACGCTATCGCCGATGTGGTTAGTATCATGCTTTTTGGTGATTCAGGCCGACTTGGGAGTCGTAAAGGCGGCTCCAGAGTTGGTTACCAGAAATTCTATGATGATCGTCGGGATGACCGCAGAGCATACGGACGCCCCAGAGCAGCCGTTACCTTTGAATGCGATGACATCATCTTTGAGACCTACGGAGATGCTGCTTTGGTCTTGGAGCAGTTGGAAGCTGCAATCGCCAACTATGATGTGGCATCGGTAGCAGATCTTTACGATCTGGCAGGTGTGACTTGTCCCAATTACACAGCCAATAAGTATGGTTGGTCTGATCTTCGTAGAGCGAAGGTCATTCATACACGGGAAGGTTATATGCTTCAGCTTCCCAGAACGGAGGAGCTGCGCTAAGAGGAGGTGTTGGTCGTGTACGGTTATACCACGCCTTATGGGTACATGGGCATGGTGAATGGTAGATGGATGCTGTTCGCCTCGGACACCGAGTACCATGAATATTTGAAGGAGATGCACGAATGAAAACAAATCTTGATTCTTTTGTTGGGGTCGGGGTCTGCGTCTTAGGTCTGGTCGGTGTTGGATACGCCGTTGGCGTCCGATCCAGGATGAAGTCTGTATGTGACAAACTGGATATTACCATCGACCGTCTGGCCAATGACACCGATATCGACATTCCGGATAAGATTATCGATCAGGCTGTTCAGAGAGCTGTCGAACAAGAGTCTTACATTGCGGTAAAGCGTGCTACGGATGAGGTCACCTGTGATATTAAGCGGGAAATTGGGAACCGCGTGGGCATTGCCGTAAAACAGCAGTACGACATTATTTCGGATGGCGTGACCGATCAAATCGCTAAGAATGTGGCCAAGATTGATGAGTCTCGGCTGAAGAAAGAAGTCGTACAAAAAGCCAAAGAGCAAATTGCGGAGAAATTCGATGATAAGCTGGATGACTTGCTGGAGGAATTCAATGGAAATCTCCAGAATGTAGGGAGAATCTACAAATCTATTGCTAAATCATTTTCTAAGGAGGATATTCTGTAATGAATAAGAACGAACTTGTTAAGTCTGTGAGCCTGACCTTTAATCGGATCGGCTTCCAGCTTCAGAAAAAGAGCCCCGAGATCCTGGTGGCCGTTGGTGTGGTTGGCGTAGTGGCCAGTGCAGTTATGGCTTGCAAGGCCACCCCTAAGGCCTGTAAGGTTGCTGAGAAAAACGCGCAGCAGCTGGATACGATCCATACTGCTGATGAGAACGGAGTAACCAACGCTGGCGAAGTGTATACCAAGGAAGATGTTCGTCGTGATACGATCCAGGTCTACACCCAGACTGGTATCTCCTATGTGAAGTTGTATGCTCCCGCAGTTCTCCTGGGCGCTGCATCTATCACTTGTATTTTGTCCAGCCATCATATTCTGAAGAAGCGCAATGTCGCGCTGGCTGCGGCTTATACAGCACTGGATCGGAACTTTAAGGACTATCGCGACCGTGTTCTGGATCGGTTTGGCGAGCAGGTGGAGAAAGAACTCCGTTACAATGTCAAGGCTAAGGAGATCGAGACCACTGTTGTGGATGAAAAGGGTAAGGAAAAGAAGGTCAAAGAGACTGTAAATGTGGCGGACGAGGGTTGGAATCCCTCCAAGTATAGCGAGTATGCCCGCATCTTTGATGAGACCCACACCGCGTATATGAAGGATGCTGAGCAGAACCGTTTCTATCTGCTGGCTCGTCAGGCACAGGCCAATGATCGACTGAAATCTCGTGGTCATCTGTTCCTGAATGAAGTTTATGAGATGCTGGGGTTCCCTCTGACCAAGGCCGGCGCTGTTGTCGGATGGATTTACGACCCCAAGGAGCCTATCGGCGACAACTTTGTGGATTTCGGCATCTTTGAGGTTTGCCGGGACAAGGCTGTGGACTTCGTGAATGGTTATGAGCGTTCTTTCGTCCTGGACTTTAATGTCGTGGGCGATATCACTGATGCTCTGGCTACCCATCAGACACTGTGAGGTGAACCATGAGAAAAATTCTTGTTTGTCTGCTGATGGTAGGAGCAATCTTCACGGGGGTATCGTTTGTCAATGCCCCCGAACCGGTATCTACGACGATTGAGCCTGAACCTCTGACTGTGCAGCCGCTTAGAGCAACGGTAAGTCTGACAGAGACTCCGATAAAAATTGCAGAAGAGGTTGCTGTTGTGCACGAAGCACCTACCCCGGAACCCGAAACGGTTTTGACAGAAGAAGAAATCGATCTGATCGCGCTACTTACCATGGCCGAAGCTGAAGGAGAGTGTGAGGAAGGACAGCGTTTGGTCATTGATGTGGTACTCAATCGTGTGGACGATCCGCATTTCCCCAATACAGTTCGCGAAGTTGTTTATCAGAAGAATCAGTTTTCCGGAATGTATGGGGAGCGTATTAAACGCTGCTATGTGATGGATGAACTGGTAGAGTTGGTTCGAGACGAGCTGGAAAGCCGCACAAATCACGAGGTAGTATTCTTTCGGACGAACCACTACCATTCTTATGGCGTCCCCATGTTCCAGGTGGGGGCGCATTACTTTTCCAGTTATGACTAAAGGAGGCCATATATTATGAAAAACTGTCTGAAGGCCCTGTTGTCTTATACTTTGGCCACGGTTTCTGGGCTGTGCCTTGTCAGTGGCGTTACTATTCTCTCGGCACGGAGGTAATCAATATGGAGGGATTCGCAAATCTGGTATCCATGTTGGATTACGCTGTGAATACCAGACGAAAACGCCACATCACAGGCGGACTTTTGATCAGCGCAGCATTACTGTTTGGAGGTCTTGCGATTACGGTGATGAGCGTGAAAGACGAGGAGGAAGACTACGATGAATAAACTGGGAACAGTTATCGCATTCCTCGCTGGCACCGCAATCGGCGGAATGGCCGCATGGCGTGTTGCCAATGAGCGATATGCAAAAATTTCGGAGGAAGATATTCTCTCAGTTAAGGAAGCTTTCCGAAATAGAGAGCAGAAACTGAAGGATGAAATCGAAGAACTCAAAAGCAAGCTTGAAGTGACGAAGTGCTTGGAGGAAGAAGAAAAAGTACCCTCCACCATCCTAAGCACAAATGAGCATCAGGATAAAGGGGATATTAACGAGTATGTCCGCATGGTCAATCGCACCAAATATGCGCATACTTCGGTTCCACCGAAAGAGGACCATAGTATCGAGGCGCCTTATGTCATTTCCCCTGAGGAGTTTGGCGAGATGGATGGGTATACCCAAATCAACCTGACCTACTTTGAGGATGATGATATTCTCTCTGATGAGAACGGCGTTGTCATCGACGATCCGGAGGAAATTGTAGGCGATGCGCTGGACCATTTTGGGGATTATGAGGAGGACTCCGTCTTTGTCCGAAGTGATCCCAAGCGGTGTGACTATGAGATCCTTAAAGATCTTCGCAGCTATTCCGAGTTTCGTTCCACCCTTCCTCCCAAGATCTAAAAAGGAGGTTCTGAGTTTTGACTCAAAACGAGCTAATTGACCAGTATTTTGACTGGATGTATCAGCTCGTGGTCGATGACCGATATACTAACAAGTCTTATCGAAAACTGTTTGTGAGGCTCTATGATACGGAGTTTATCTACACAATTCCGATGGACGGAAACCGAGCCGAGGACGGCATCGAGCTTAGGTATCGGTTCGGTCGCGAGCAATTATATTCTGATGCCATGATCGCTTCGCTCCTGGATAACAGGCCGTGCAGCGTTCTGGAAATGATGATCGCCCTTTCTATTCGCTGTGAGGAGCATATTATGGACGACCCCGATATTGGAAATCGAACGGGTCAGTGGTTCTGGAGCATGCTGGTAAGTCTCGGTATTGGCGCTATGGATGACCGGAAATTTGACAGATATTTTGTCGACCGGACATTGGAACGCTTCCTTGACCGAGGGTACGAACGAAACGGAGAGGGCGGTCTTTTTACCGTAAACAATGGCCGCGACATGAGACGGACGGAGATCTGGTATCAGATGCAATACCATTTAGGTGAGATTATTCAAGAAGGAGGCATTTGACATGGGAAAAGAATCGGTAATGAGTGTTAGCACACTCGGTGATTTGACCGCTCTGATGAACCATAATTTTCAGGTTGCTGATAAGCGCATGAGCAAGTTGTTCCGTAAGAATCGGAGTGTTACTGTCTTGGCGCTGACAGCTATCGGACTGGTTATCTGGTCCGAAGTAGAGCGTCGAAAGCAGGAGGAACAAATCTACCAGCTTTCTATCAAAGTAAAAGAGCTGGAGTACGGTAAAGGAGAGTAAGCAACCCAATGCTGGACTTCTTGATGATCGCAACGCGAAGCGGGAAACGAGGCATCATCGAGGTATATCCCAAGTTTATCATCAAGAAAAGTAACGACCTCATGATCAGAGGCGGTGACTTCTACGCGATATGGATTGAGGAACGGGGGATATGGTCGACTGATGAGCAAGATGCGGTCGACTTGATCGACCGTGAGCTGGACCAATATGCTGAGGAAAACCGCAAGCGTTTTGATGACAATATTCGCGTCCTGCATATGTGGGACGCGGAAACCGGCATGATCGATAGCTGGCATCGATACTGCCAAAAGCAAATGAAAGACCAGTTCCACATGTTGGACGAAAAACTGGTATTCTCCAATACAAAGGTGGGGAAACGGGATTATGCCAGTAAGTCCCTTCCCTACCCGCTGGAACCTGGCGAGACGCCGGCTTGGGATAAGCTGATATCCACATTATATTCTCCAGAGGAACGCCACAAAATCGAATGGTGTATCGGTTCGATTGTTACCGGTGACTCCAAGAAACTGCAAAAGTTTCTGGTGTTCTATGGTGCGGTCGGCACAGGTAAAAGTACCATCATCAATGTGATTCAGCAGTTATTCGATGGGTATCACACCAGTTTCAGTGCAAAGGATCTCGGTTCGTCCAGTAACGCTTTTGCTCTGGAGGCATTCCGCTCAAACCCGCTGGTGGCAATTCAGCATGACGGCGATCTTTCCAGAATCGAGGACAACACTCGTATCAACAGTTTAGTATCCCATGAGATGATGACGGTGAACGAGAAGTTCCGTTCAGCCTATTCCAACCGGTTCAAAACATTTTTGATTATGGGTACCAACAAACCGGTAAGGATCACAGATGCAAAATCGGGTATTATTCGAAGACTGATCGATGTGACACCTACCGGCGATAAGGTTCCTCCGACAGAGTACAGGCTTCTGACAAAGCAAATCCCTTTTGAGTTGGGCGGGATTGCCTGGCATTGTCAAGAAGTCTATTTGGAGAATCCGGACTATTATAGCGATTATATTCCCATTTCGATGATGGGGGCGTCCAATGATTTCTATAACTTTGTTGTGGACTCGTACCATGTCTTTAAGCGGGAGGATGGCGTCTCTCTGAAATCCGCTTGGGAGATGTATAAGACCTATACGGAGGAAGCCAAAGTCCCATATCCCGTTTCCCGTATGATATTTAAGGAGGAGTTGAAGAACTACTTCCGAAACTATGAGGAACGGTTTAGCATGGGCGATGGCTCCAGAGTTCGGAACTACTACAGTGGGTTCAGAACCGAAAAATTTGAAGACCAGGCTCCAGAGGAAAAGGAGACCTCTCCGAGTCCTGTTCAGGCGCATCCGTCCATCAATTTTGTAGACGGGGCGCCATCCTATTTTGATAAAGCCTGCGGAGATTGTCTCGCCCAATATGCGAACGAAGAGGGCACGCCTCGTAGGAAATGGGAGAAGGTTTCGACAAAGCTTTCGTCTCTGGATACTACGAAGCTCCACTATGTCAAGCTCCCCGAGAACCACATCGTCATCGACTTTGATATTCCGGACGAGCAAGGGCAAAAATCTTTTGAACAGAATTTGGCTGAGGCAAGCAAGTGGCCCGCGACCTATGCGGAGGTAAGCAAGAGTGGCTGCGGCATCCACCTGCATTATATTTATTCCGGAGATCCTACCCGATTGAGTCGGATTTACGACGACCATATCGAGGTTAAGGTGTTCACCGGTAATAGTTCTCTGCGGCGAAAGCTATCCAAATGTAACGACCTGCCTATCGCTACGATAAGCTCTGGGTTACCGTTGAAAGGAGAAAACAACGTGGTAAATTCCAAAGTAGTTCAAAGCGAGAAAGGGCTTAGAGTACAGATCAAACGAAATCTCAATAAAGAGATCCATCCGGCGACTAAGCCCTCCATCGACTTTATCTACAAGATCCTGACGGATGCGTATGAAAGCGGTTTGACCTACGATGTGACCGATATGCGCAATGCCGTCCTGGCCTTTGCGGCCAACAGCACCAATCAGGCAGAATACTGCATCAAATTGGTAAATAAGATGCCGTTCAAATCTGCCGAAGATGGACCTGCGGTTAAGAATGACGATGCAAAGTTGGTCTTTTATGATGTTGAGGTCTTCCCGAATCTATTCCTTGTAAACTGGAAGATCGAAGGACCGGACCAGACCGTTGTGAGAATGATCAACCCCAAACCTACAGATATTGAGAGCCTGATGAAGTTCCGCCTTGTTGGCTTTAACTGTCGCAGGTACGATAATCATATTCTATACGCTCGTTTGATGGGTTACACCAATGAGCAGCTCTTCAATCTGTCGCAGAAGATTATCAACAGCGAGAAAAAGGCTCGGAGCAATAACTGTTTCTTTGGAGAAGCGTACAATGTCTCTTATACGGATGTGTACGACTTCTGCTCTGTTAAACAGAGCCTGAAGAAGTGGGAAATTGAATTGGGCTTGCATCATCAGGAGCTTGGACTCCCCTGGGATCAACCTGTGCCTGAACATTTGTGGCAGAAGGTGGCAGAATACTGCGATAACGATGTGATTGCGACAGAGGCGGTGTTCAACGCCCGCAAGGCAGACTTTGTAGCCCGTGAGATCCTGGCCGATGTGGCGGGGATGACGGTAAATGATACGACGAACTCTTTGACCACCAGAATTATATTTGGTGGGAATAAGCGTCCGCAGGATCAGTTCAATTATCGCAACATGGGTGACGCCAGCCAGATCTATGACCCGAACAAGGATCTTCCGTTTACCTTCGGCGAAGAGGAATACGATGAATACACGGCCTTTGACAAAAAGAAGCGCCCCATCTTCCCTGGCTACAAGTTCGAGGGTGGAAAGTCCCTTTATCGAGGTGAAGAAGTCGGCGAAGGCGGGTATGTCTATGCAGAGCCTGGTATGTATGGGGACATTGCTCTGCTGGATATTGCATCCATGCACCCCAGTTCCATCATTGCAGAAGAACTGTTTGGTCCGGAGTACACGAAGCGGTTCCAGGAGATCAAGGATGCTCGTGTGGAAATCAAGCATAAGAACTTCGAGAAGGCCCGAAAGATGCTGAATGGTGCTTTGGCAAAATATCTGACGGATGAGGGGTCGGCAGACTCTCTGGCACAGGCACTGAAAATCGCCATCAACTCGGTCTATGGGCTGACTTCGGCCAATTTTGAAAATCCCTTCCGGGACAACCGAAACAAAGATAATATCGTCGCTAAACGCGGAGCCCTGTTTATGGTCAACCTCAAGCATGAGGTCCAGAAGCGGGGCTTTACTGTTGCCCATATCAAAACGGACTCTATCAAGATTCCCGATGCTACGCCTGAGATTATTCAGTTTGTGATGGATTACGGCAAGATGTACGGTTATGTCTTTGAGCATGAGGCGACTTACGATCGCATGTGTCTGGTCAATAACGCTGTATATATTGCTAAGTATTGTACGGGTGATAAGTGTCAGCAGGCTTATGGTTATATCCCAAGTGATATTCGGAAACATCCTGGTGAGTGGACAGCGACCGGAACCCAGTTCCAGATCCCATATGTGTTCAAGCGGCTGTTCTCTAAGGAAGAGATCATGTTCGAGGATATGTGCGAGACCAAGTCGGTTACTACAGCTTTGTATCTGGATACGAACGAGACCCTACCGGACGTGTCCGAGTATGAAAAAGAGCTGGAAATTCTTCGAAAAAAATGGCCTGATAAAGAAGGTCAGTATCCGATGGACTACGATGAAGTGGTGGCTGATCTGGAAGCTAAGATTGAGCCTGGCCACAATTATATTTTCGTAGGTAAAGTGGGTTCTTTCTGTCCTATGAAGCCGGGTTACAACGGTGGACTGCTGCTTCGGGAAGTCGTAGACAAAAAGACTGGCAAGAAGAGCTATGCTTCTGCTGGTGGCGCCAAGGGGTATCGTTGGTTGGAGTCTGAAATGGTCAAGCAGCTCGGTAAAGAGGACGGCATTGATCGAGGTTACTACGATGCTATGGTGGATACGGCCGTTGCAGACATCTCCCAGTATGGAGACTTCGAGTGGTTTGTGTCGGACGATCCTTATATTCGAGCAGAGGACGATACCCCTCCCTGGTTCGGTGCGGGAGAGCCGCATGAAGAAGACTCTACTCCGTTTGATGTGAGGTGATTTATATGACCATTTTTCTGACCGTATTCTTCATTGATGTCATTGCCGCATTCATCAGCGGTCTTACGGGGCACATGGTCTGGTGTGTATTCAACATCGTATTGTCCATTTTGATGATTTTGTCCGCCATGATCTACGAAGGAAGACTTCTGAACAGAATCAAAAGCCTCGAACAAGAGGTTGATATTTTGAAATGGAGGGGGATTAGAAATGCGACTATCCGAGCCACAGGCAGCCGTTCTTTTGAAGATCGCTGATCGGTCTGGAATGGATGTTTGGTTTGCTGTCGACGCAAATGGCATGGTTCATGATCGGGAAAATGGATACCGATTTATGAAGACGAAAGAGGCCGTAAACCTTATTCACGAAGGAATGACCTCTTACAAAGACTATCGCTTAACCAAGAAGGATATCAAAGTGTTTGAAGACCTTCTGAAAAATGTGAATCAGTAAAGGAGATTTTAATTATGGCTAACCCCAGAGTGAATGACAATCTTGTAATTGAGAACGCCCGCCTGCTGTTCCGGAACTTCTCCGGACGGGAGAGCAAGTACAATCGTGCCGGTCAGCGTAACTTCTGCGTCTATATCGAGGACCCCGAGGACGCTCAGAAACTGGAGCGTGATGGCTGGAACATCCGTGTTCGGGCGCCCAGAGATGAGGGTGAGGAGCCTCGCTACTACCTTCAGGTGGCTGTCAGCTTTGATAACATTCCGCCTACGGTGTACATGATCACTAAACGGAAGAAGGTTCGACTGGATGAGGAGTCCATTGACACGCTGGACTTTGCAGAGATCCGTAATGTGGACCTGACCATTCGCCCCTATAACTGGATCATTCAGGAGGGCACCAAGAATGAGAAGAGCGGCGTCAAGGCCTATCTACGGTCTCTGTATGTCGTCATCGAAGAGGATGAGTTTGCCGAGAAGTATGCCGGCGACGAGTATCCGGAGGAGTAACCTTTATACGGGGGCGTCGGTGAATAAGGAGATAACCGGCGCTCCCGTTATATTTTGAAAGGAGAAAATCGTGACTAACGAGGTAATTTACCACATGATATTTAAGGAGGGCGCGGAATGAAACCATTCTGGAAAAATACCCGGAAGAGAAAAACGAAGAAACATTCCAAGCTTTCTCAGCAGAAACCGAGGGTACAGACCCGGCCAAAACCTATGGAAGAACCTTGGAAACCACCGATGGCTGTCACAATGCCTTCGGTAAAGAAAGAGACACCGCCTATTGCACAGGTACCGAAATCAGATCGAAGGGTTAAGAAGGAATACATTCCAGCCAGACCGTCGACACGAAAAAGCGAGCACTACCAGGAGTTTCGCAATAAATTTCACCAACTGCTCTCTTCAAAGTGCCGTCCGATCGATATTTGGAGAGATTTCATTGTCATGTCGGCCTGCGCAATGTCCAATACCGTTGACAAATCCCACTATGATGAGCGAGAGAAACGGTATCTTGAAATCATTAACAAATACGAAAAATCTCAGCAGCACATATTTCCTGAACTCTATGCCGATGTGGTTATGGCTTTGGATGAAAACCCAGAGCAGGATTTCCTTGGAGAGATGTTCATGGATTTGCACCTCGACTATGAGGAGCTGAAGCAGATATTTACACCATATCATGTGTGTCAACTAATGAGTGATGTCACAATGGGCGACCTTGTTGAACAAGTAAACAAACAGGGCTATGTCTCCATCAACGACTGTTGCTGCGGAGCCGGAGCAACTCTAATTGCCGCAATCAATTCTACCCGTCGCAAATTAGAAGACGCAGGGTTGAATTTCCAAAACCATATTCTGGTTATCGGACAGGACATTGAAGAATTGGTAGCCTTGATGTGTTATATTCAGATATCCCTACTCGGAGTGACTGGTTATGTCAAGGTTGGAAACTCACTCACCGAGCCGATGACTTCGGGCGACAGCATGGAGAATTATTGGTTTACACCTATGTACTTCTCCGATGTATGGCACACAAGAAGAATGATCAATAAATTCACGGATCTATTCGAGAAAGGAGAAAAGTAATGACCAAATATTCGAGATGCAAGGACTGCAAGTTCAATACCCCCTTTGGGAAAGAAACCTCTATTTGTACAACATGTGCTTACGGAACACACTTCCAACCCAACGAGCGAAGCAAAATCTACTATGAGTCTGTTCGTGAGATGAACCAGCCGCCCAAAGCTTACCGAGACATGATGGAGAGACAAAGCAATGATATTTCTATTGTCCCAGAAATTCAGAATGTCATGTTCAATGATCCGGCCACCATTGTTTTCTGGGCTGATGGGACAAAGACCGTTGTAAAGGCAGTTTATGACGAATTTGATCCAGAGAAAGGTCTGGCCATGGCAATTGCAAAGAAAGCTCTTGGTAACAAGGGTAAATACTTCAATACCATCAAAAAATGGAGAGACGAGTATCTGGAGAAAGAGAATGAGTGATGCTCCGTGTCGATACAACTCTATGACTACCAGCAAGAGGCTCTTGGCCGGATGAAAAATGGCTGCATCCTCTGCGGCGGGGTCGGCTCTGGAAAGTCCAGGACCGGCCTCGCTTACTATTATATTCAAGAGGGTGGAAAACTGGGTACGGACGATTATGTTCCGATGAAAAATCCCAGAGATCTTTACATTATTACAACGGCTCGTAAACGAGACACCTGCGAATGGCAAGGAGATCTGGCGCCATTCTTACTTTCCCCCACACCAGAGGCCAACTACTATAAGAACAAGGTGATTGTTGACTCTTGGAATAACATCACCAAGTATGTAGATGTCAAAAATGCTTTCTTTATATTTGACGAGCAGCGGGTGGTTGGTTATGGAGCATGGACAAAGGCATTCTTGAAAATCGTCAAGTCGAATGACTGGATCTTACTATCGGCGACACCGGGAGACACTTGGCAGGATTATATTCCAGTGTTTATAGCCAATGGGTTCTTTCGGAATAAAACCGAATTCATCGACAATCATGTTATTTACGACTGGAGAGCCAAGTACCCCAAAATTGATGGATACCGCAATACCGGTCGATTGATTCGGCTCCGAGATAAGATCCTGGTCAATATGGACTTTAAGCGCCAAACAGTTTCTCACCACGAGGATGTCAGAGTCTCGTATGATATTTCCAAATACAAGGACATTATGAAAACCCGTTGGAACCCATGGGAAGACCGCCCAATCGAAACGGCTGCTGAATTATGTATGGCGCTCCGCAAAGTCACAAATTCGGATGACTCCCGATCTGTTGCAGTTCTGGAGCTGATGGAGGACCATCCCAAAGTCATCATCTTTTATAGCTATGACTATGAATTGGATATTTTACGGTCGCTCGGATACCCAGAAGGAACCGAGGTTGCGGAATGGAACGGCCATAAACATCAGGAAATTCCTACGGGGGATAAATGGGTTTATCTCGTTCAGTACACTGCTGGGTGCGAAGGCTGGAACTGCATTACAACAGACACCATTATATTTTACTCGCAGCAGTATTCTTATAAGGTTGCCACACAAGCGGCCGGCCGGATCGATCGCCTCACAACGCCTTATCACGACCTTTATTACTATCATTTGAAGAGTTTCTCCGGAATTGACCTCGCTATCAGCAAAGCTCTATCCAAGAAGAAGAACTTCAATGAGGGTAAGTTTGTCGGTTGGGCAACAAAACCGCTACCGGCAGCCGCATAATTTTCAAGCCCCTTTATGGAGAAGACACCACAATGCGTCTTCTTTTATATTTTCGAGGAAAGGAGGCAAACACCTTGCAACAGCAGCATGATCTTGCGGTAAAGAACTTCTTTGATACTTTGTCCAGGACATCTTCTATCAAAGCGAAAAAACAGCTGCTTGCTGAAAAACGCGATGATGGGAATACCAAAAAATTCTTAGACTATCTATTAAACCCCTTCTTCGTAACAGGTATTTCGGAGAAGAAAATCGAAAAAGTAGTGCCCAGACAAGTGACCATTCACTTTGACTCATTCCATGAACTTATGTCCTATGTTCGAGAGAATCACACCGGTTCCGATGATATTTTGGCGAATGTTCAAGCTTTCCTGAATAATATCGAACCTGACTTACGGTCATTCTACAGCGGTATCATCACCAAAAGCATTCGTATTGGGTGCGATGTTAAAACTGTGAATGATGCACTCGGATATGAACTTATTCCACAATGGGAGGTTCAACAAGCATATCAAATTGGGAAACTGAAGATGAACGAAAACGAGTGGTTCAGCCTGAGCCAGAAACTTAATGGTGTCCGCGGAACCTACTTCGAGGGAAAGCTTATCAGCAGACAAGGGAAAGAGTTTAGCGGCTTGGATCACATCTTAGAGGACATTCGTCAGCTCTTCCTACACTCGGATGATTGGATTCTTGATGGGGAGTTGATTCGCAAAAATGTGGATCATATTTCTGACAATGAGAATTTCCGGCTGACAACCGGGACCATAAACCAAGAGGATGGCGATAAGAGTCTAATTCAACTGGTAATCTTTGATATTTTGCCAAAGTCTGAGTTTCTGTGTGGAGAAAGCAAATTGCGGTATCGAGATCGTTTAGAGCAGTTAAAGTTGCTGAAAAGAACGATACAAAAGCAAAAACTATCAAGTCTTCGTATTGTTGATATTCTCTACACAGGCAACGATATGTCCATGATTTCCCAGTGCCTGGATCGCATGATTGCGGAAGGTAAAGAAGGATTGATGCTGAACCGAAATAGCAAATACTTCACTCGGCGCCATAACGGCATTCTTAAAGTGAAGCAGTTCTACACAGTAGACCTCGAAATCATGGATCTTGAAGAAGGAACAGGGCGGCTATCTGGAACTTTGGGAGCATTTGTTGTTCGCTATAAGGACAATTACTTGCGAGTTGGTTCTGGGATGACGGATGCGCAGCGTAAAGAGTTTTGGGATGACGGTATTAGTCTGATCGGTCGAGTCATCGAGGTAAAATATAAGGATGAAAGTTATGATCGAAGAACTGGGCTTCACAGCCTCCAATTCCCAATCTTTGTCCAGCTCCGGGAGCTTGGTAAGCAAGAGAGCTACGACTGATATTTTTGAAAGGAGAAAAACAATGAATGAGGAAACTAAGTCTACAACAAACTTTAGCGATTTTGAAACTCGCATTCGGGCTTTTCGCGATTGCATGGAGCCTGCTTTGCATTTGCTTCCAGAGGACATCATTGAGAGACTGAAGCAGCAAGGGTTCTTTAATGCTCCCGCCAGTGCCGCACACCATGGTTCTCACAAAGGCGGCTTATTTGAGCACAGCCTTAATGTAACCAAAGCGCTGGTGACCATCACTGAGAAAAACGGGCTTGTTTGGACGCGCCCAGAGTCGCCTTACATTGTCGGCATGTTCCATGATATTTGTAAACAGGATCAGTATCGGCATCCTTTCGGAGAGAATTTCTATTTGGCAGGTACGGAATATCGTACCATCGATGAAAGCCGTTGGGAGTATAATCCTGATATTTTACTCAAGGGACACGGCGATCGTTCCGTCATGCTGCTCTCTCAACATCTACCTCTTACGATGGAAGAGATCCTGTGCATTCGCTACCACATGGGCGCCTTTGTGGATAAAAGCGAGTGGAACGACTACACCAGGGCTGTTCATCTTTATCCGAATGTCCTATGGACACATACGGCTGATATGATCGCGGCTCATATTCTGGAAATTGACAAGTAACCTTGTCCTATTCTTCCTCAGGACTTTCTGGATATTCTGGAAGAGTTTGAGGCTACCTATCAGAAATAAATTCTGCGAAGACCGTTCTCGTTTCAGGGGACGGTCTTTTATATTTTGGGAGAAACCAGGAGGTAATAAAATTGGACGAAAAACAGCTAAAGGAGTTCTTTACTGCTATTGGCACATTGGCTGAGATGTCTCTGCTATTTTACCGCAGTAGCGTAGCTGCGAAAGCAACCCCTGAAGAGGCCATGCGAATAACACAGGCATTTATCGCCGCCGCTTTGAACGGAGGCAAGAGCGAAAATAAGGAGAGTGTGTGATGGACCCAAATCGAATTGCAGATATCTTTACGATAATCGTTCTCGTTTTTATGGCTGCGATTAACATGCATACCTATATTCAGAAAAACCGATATAAGGAAAATGGATGGCTCTCTCTTGCGGCGACAATCATCGCGATTATTTCATCAACTTGGCTTTGCTTCAAATATTGAAAGGAGAAAAATATGGCAGGCTTAAATTGCAAAGTAAAATGGGAAACCAGACTCTGCAAAGTAAAAGGAGAACTTGGATATTTCCATTGTTGGGGGCATTGGTCGAATGTTGTAGATGCCAGTCCGCTCCGTGGCGGTCATCCTGGAGGACAAATCGGGCAGGTCTATGGCATCGTCGAGTTTAAGGACGGAGTTCGCAGGATCGACCCTTCCCAGATCATTTTCTGTGATGAACAGAATGCCATGCTTTGTGAGATGGCAAAGCATGACGAGGAGATGAGTAAAACACCATGAACATTTGGCGGGGAACTGACCTTGCGGCTGATATTTTGAACTCCGTAAAAGATGCACCTGGTGATAGAGTCGCACAGGTCATTGTCAAAAGCACCGATGAACCCTACTATAAAGGGATTTGCGCAGATGCTAAAAAGTGTGGAGTCGAAATCATTACCGCAGAAAAATTGGTTCGCAACTGTGCTTATCCGACCATATCGCTGAATCCAGATATTCGGGTTCCCGATGCAATCAATCTGGACGGAGGATATTTGATGCCTTGTACGGCCGAAGCGACAATGCGTTTGCTTAGGCATTACGGGTTCGATTTCCAAGGCGCAGATGTCCTTTTATTAGGTCGATCGGAGCGAGTTGGGGAGCCGTTATCATATTTATTGATGAGATCCGACGCAACCGTCACGATCGCACACAGTCGCACAAAGCAGTCTTCTATTTGGAGGTTAGCCCAAAATGCTGACCTAATTATATCTTCTGTTGGAGGACGCGGCTTTGCGGAGTTGGAATTGAAACCGACTGCTACAGTTGTTGATATTGGTGGAGACTTCGTTGGTGTATCCGGTATTCAGAACTATGTTCCGTTTATTGGTGGCGTTGGGCCTGTGACTCGGGCCATTCTTATGGAACACATTCTTAAATTCAGGAGGCCAATGATGCAAATTGACTCAACTTCGATCTGCCTGAACTGCGCGAATCTTCAAAGGGTTACAGAAGATCAATGCTGCGGCATTGAACAACCGTTTGTTTCGGTGGAATGCAAAATGGAGGTTTATGCTTTCCCTTGCCACAACAACCAGTCATGTACTTATTTTAAGGAGAAAACTGATGACAAACATTGAAAACAAGAAATCAGAAGCACTATCTCGAATGATTACACTCGGGTTACATCCCAAGGTTATGCAAAAATTCCAGAACGGCGTTTTAACTTGCTCAGAGCTTACCGAGGATGGTTCGTTTCTTCACCGTGAACCAACCGCAGAGGAGTCGGTATCCATTGGGGCATTCCAGAAAGAGCATAACTGCTTGGTTTACTATGCGATTAAGACCCATACCAATATCGGAACCATGTTCGCTCTCCTTTATATTTCCGATAATGTAGAGGAATGGGCTTCAGATATGCTGGATATTCAGGCGAAGACGCCTATGGCATATGTCATCAATTATGATGCCGAGTGGTGTTCAGAATTCGGCTCTATCGGTGTTGCAAATGTCTGCGGGCAGCTGGTGAGGACTGAGTGATTGAAAGGAGAAAATGATGCTGGTCATTAAAACTGAGGAAGACCGGGAACGCTGCACATCTTGCTATGGCAATATTGACATCAATTTGACTATGGAAGAAGTAGTAGCCTTATTTACAGGAGCAACCCTTGGCGACCCGAACTTTAATGAGTATGGGGTATTTATCCGATTGGAGGATTAAATGATGAAAGTAATTGTTGACGAACTCCCTGACAAGTCCAGAGACTGTCTCTTTGCCGAATACATCGATATGACCAGTAAGTACGCATGTATATTTCGATCCGGGATGTACTCGCGGTGTAAGTTGGACTGCGACGAAGAATGCCCGTTTTTGAAGAAGATTGGAGACATGAGAGTCAATGGTAAAGAATGAGTACATTTTTGAAGGACGCCTCTTAAAAGTTGGGACCGAGGACAAAGTACGCAGAAAATTTGTGGACGATTGTAAACTCGAATTTGCTGAGAAAATTCCCGTATGCTACAACTTCGATTTTACATCACCGGTTCTTGGCCATGCTGATGTTTCAAGAGACGAAGATGGACTTCTTTGTAAATTAACTCTATCTGACATCAATGTTTTTTCCGATGATGAGTATTTCGTTGGTGGATATTATGACAGAGTTAAAAGGCATATCGAGAATGGGGTTACTATTATCGATTCGGCTCGACTGGTAAGTGTGAGTATTGTTCCGGAACATGGTGTTGCCGATGAAAATTTGAAAGTTAGGAGAGTTGAGACCAATGCTTAAAATCGAAAACACCGAGGTCTTGGGTTGGGAGCACGCTATCCGTGGGATGCGCAACCCTATGAACTCTTGGGCAAAAAGCGATAGTTATGAAAACTATTCGGTTAATTACGAAAAAGATGAAACAACCGGAGATATAGCCGAAATTCGTTTCCCTTATTATCGTGTTGGAGCTGGTGATCTCAACCTCATGAAGCGCCTTCGTAATGCCGGCACCGATCACCGAAAGTTTATGCGGATGATCGCGGTCTATGTAGACCTGACTGCTCCGCTGTACTGGTGGAAGGAGTTCGATACCTATAAAGTTGGTACGGTGGCCAACTCCTGCTCCACGATGCATAAGATTGCGGAGAAGGAGTTCACGCTGGAGGATTTTAGTTGCGAGCATTTGTTTGGGCCTGATGATATGCTCGAATGGGACGAGCGAAAAGATATCGCGAAGGACAACGCTCTGGCCGCTGTTAATGTTGATGGTGATTGGTGTTATTTCACACCAAAGGGGTACGTTCAAATGACTTGCAATATTTTGAATCACTATCGTGAAAAATACCTCGAAACCAAAGACAAAAAATACTGGTGGCAGATGATCCAGCTTCTTCCCTCCTCTTACAACCAGCGGCGGACGGTCATGCTCAACTATGAAGTTCTGGCCAATATCTACAAGAGCCGGCGGAATCATAAGCTGGATGAGTGGCATACCTTCTGCGACTGGATCGAGGGCCTGCCGTACAGTGAGCTGATTATTGGCGAGGATAACATCGGTTGTAATGAGGGCTTGAACAAACATTTCGGCGGATGTGAGGAGTGACATATGGAGAAGAAAGATTTTATTACATTTTGGCAAGAGGTCCATACTATTATCGATGATGCCGTCGAAAAAAGAGATCGTTCCGTTCTAATATTCCTCCATCCGGAAAATGGCTTTAGTGTCAATGTTTCGCCTTGGCCTGATGCGAACGAACTGTATGACATGTATCAAAAGGGCCAAATCACAGCGAATGACTTCCGTGCAAAAATGGGACTGCCTATGGTAAGGAATGCTGAGAAACTTATGAAGCATTCTTTTCTTGATCGACAGCTTCATATCCCCACAGACTAATAGCTATTTGACACCCATTAACAGGGCATGATATGATGAGCGTGAAGAAACTGCGTTATCTATACGCAAAAGATACAGGATCTATTATGGAAGGAGGTTAATAAGCAATGTCTGGTTGTGACTATTCTTGCCTTCCGAATGGAGGTGATCCCGTGGGTATGACCGATAACCAATACAAGGGTATGCTGTTGGACCAGTTAGAGGTTTGGCAGAGAATCCTTGATATGGCAATCGAAGCTGGGAATTCTGAAATTCGGAAAGAGGTTGAGAAGCAGATTGCTAAGACCAACGAAAAGCTGAAATTCTAAACCTCAACCAAGGGAGAGCTTACAGAAATGTAGGCTCTCTTCTTTTATATTTAAGGAGGATCATTTATGAACACTGAAAAAGTATTGCGGCATAAAGCCATTTGCGATGAGCTAAATAAGCTCTACGAAAAAAAGAACCATGACTATGGCGACAGCTTTCATCAGACCTTTGTGGAAGAAGGGCTGGCCATGACTCGTATTCGCCTGGGTGATAAATTCTCTCGCTTTAAGACCCTCTCTCGGCTTACCAATTCAGACAGCGATCAGCAGCAGGTTACAGATGAGTCCATTCGCGATACGCTGATGGATCTGGCCAATTACGCCATTATGACCATCTTGGAAATGGATGGGGAGGGTTATCTTGTCAAAGATACAATCGGTGTATAACCTCTATTTGTGTGACCGCAAGCAATGCGGCGATCGTTGTCACTATCCTGATTGCCGACATACCACTGATATTTCTCATTCCACCAATGGAGGAACTTTTCCGAATGGATACGAGACAGTATGCGGTGGCAACAACATGTATATTGTAGAAAAGGAGTATCCCACTATGACGATCAATGAATACCAGAACCACGCGCTGCGTACCGAATCCCTTATCACGACTGACCCCATTCCTTATATTCGTGTTCTGGAGGGCCTGATGGGTCTTAACGGTGAGGCTGGCGAGGCCATTGATATTTTGAAGAAGGTCATCTTCCAGGGGCACGAGTTTGATCGGGAGCATCTGGCTAAGGAACTCGGCGACATTGCCTGGTATCTTGCTATTGCTGCTGACGCATTGAGCTATGATCTGGAAACCATTCTCCAGATGAATGTGGATAAGCTCAAGGCCCGGTATCCGGATGGCTTCAAGACTGAACAGAGCCAAAACCGCGTTGCCAATGATATTTGATAGGTGAAATCATGGCACAGAAAAGAATTAAAATGGTTCAGCATGATATTCTGAACGATCAGCTGCGGCTTCTCTACGATGATGGGACACAAGGTGTTCTGGATATCGGGGAAGCTCTTTCTCGTTCTAAGGCACCGATTTCTATGCAACCCAATGCTTTTGTCGGTCTGACGCTTAAACAGGCCAAGATGAAACTTGGGATCAAGAACTGAGGTGGCGTATGAGTTATCAGTACGACCAATATTTGCAGCAGCACAAAACAAATGTGAAAAGAGGCTACGATTGGCTTCGGACAAACATGCCATGGATATTTGAAGGCAAGCCTGATAGCGCATTCCAGACGGAGTTTTCACATGACGCCTCCAAATCCAATCCGGATGAGTACGAGGCTTACGATGCCTACTTCTATGGCGGAAACCGATCCCATGCTGTTGTAGAGGCGTTCAACAAAGCCTGGCTGCTGCACATCCATCGAAACCCACATCATTGGCAATACTGGGTCTTGAATAATGATGATCCCGATGAAGGTGAAGTTGTGCTGGAAATGCCGTTCAATTATATTATCGAGATGATTTGTGATTGGTGGGCATTCAGCTGGCAGAAAGGTGATCTGAGCGAGATCTTCTCATGGTATGACGATCATCAGGCGTATATCAAACTCCATCCCAAGACTCGGCAAACTGTGGAAGATATTCTCTGGGAGCTGCGAGATCGACTTGGGTATAATGTTCTGGCTCATCATGGTGTAAAAGGTCAGAAGTGGGGTGTTCGTAATGGCCCGCCTTATCCGCTTGATAAATCCAAAGAGTCTGGTACAATAAAAGAAAGTCGTTCTCCTAAAATTTCAGAAGACAAATTTATCAATTATGCCCTTAATTATGATAAGGCGCCTGACAAGGCACGAGTGTTTGAGTCAGCGTTAGGATACACAAAAGAGAATTGCGAAACCTTGATAAAGGATATAGAGAGCCATTTCGATACTGAACTTTTGGAAGAACGAGGAGATCAAGGTCACGGAATGCGATACCAACAAATTATGGAATTGACCGGCCCCAATGGGAAAACAGCTAATGTATTAACCGCGTGGATTGAAGATGGCGATAATGTCCGCTTAACCAGTGTTTATGTGACGAAAAAGGAGGCGACAAAGAAATGATCAATGAATACGACAAAGTCCGCCTAAAAGATGGGAGAACTGCAACTATCGTTGAAGTATTAGAACCCGGTGTTGCCTATCTGGCTGACATAGATTTGCCCGGACCCGATTGGGAAACCGAGGAAATCCTGCAAGATGATATCGCTGAGGAATGATATTATGACGATCAATGAGTTTTTGGAGAACTTGACCGAGGAATATGGTACGGCCGAGTTCGAGTATAAAGGAAAGAAATGCGGCATTGAACCGAAGACCCAAGATTCAATTACGACTTATACTATGTGGTATGGTAAGAATTGGAACGATTACGATGATATCGACATTCTTCTTTCGGACAGGTTCTTTGACGGTCGTTCTCTGCATGATATTTTCCAGTCGATCGAGGTGTATTTCTGAGAAATTGTGGAGGAATAATATTTCATGACAATTCAAGAACTCGTAGATCATCTCACTAATTTGGTTAGTCATAATCACATTCTACTATAACGGATACGCCTGTGGCATCGATCCGTTGTCTCGAAACTTATACGAAGTATGGTGCGGAGATGATTCTTTTTCCGTAACTTCCATTGATGATGTTTTGAGCAATGAGCTTTTCAACGGACGAGCCCTGAAAGATATTTGGGGTGATGTGACTGATTTAGAGTATTGATACTCGTCCAAAAAATCTTAGACTAACTAAAATACATTGACCCGCAGAATGCCTCGAATTGTGTAACAGCAGTTCGGGGCATTTATATTTTTGAAAAGGAGAAACCATTATGGATGAAATGAATGTAAAAGCAGTAGAGACTGAAAAAAATCATGAGAATGTGACGCCCCGGCCGAAGATCATCGCGGTCGATTTCGATGGGTGCCTCGCCGTTAACAAATGGCCGGAAATTGGCGCTCCTATTGAAAGCACTATCCAGAAGCTTAAGTCTGAGCAGGCAAATGGCACCAAAGTCATTCTCTGGACCAACCGTGTCGGAGAGCCCCTTGAGAAAGCGGTGCAGTTTTGCAAAGAGCAGGGTATTCATTTGGACGAGGTCAATAAGAACCTGCCGGAGATTATCGAGGCCTTTGGCGGCGACTGTCGAAAGATTTTTGCCAATGAGTATTGGGACGATCGTGCAGTCTGCATGGCTGAGGAAGACTCCTGGGCGGCTCGGGAGGTCGCATTGGCCTGTCAAAGTGAACGAGCCTCTGCGGAGGGCACGGACGATTGGGATTATGGAGTAGCCTGTTATGAAAGCGCGCTGCGGGCTTATCAGAGCCTTTGTCGAGATGGGCACAGTGGGTTTAGCATCCAGATTACCAAGAGCATTCTCAACCGTCTGGTAGACGGCAAGTGTCTGACTCCCATTGAGGACACAGATGATGTATGGGAGGATATGACATCGGATGAAGATTTGAAACAAGGGTGTCGCGATTACCAGTGCCATCGTATGTCCTCTCTGTTCAAGCATGTTGGCTCTGATGGCAGCGTCACATATTCCGATGTTAGTCGAGTCTGCGGCATCGATGTGAATTCGCCGAATGTTGCGTTTACGAACGGACTGATGACTCGTCTGGTCGACAAGATTTTTCCCATTACTCTGCCTTACCTTCCTACCAGCAAGAAGTATCGCGTCTTCTCTGAGGAGTTTCTGGTAGATCCTAAGAACGGGGATTACGATACGGTTGCATACCTTTATATTCTGACGCCCGAAGACAAGAAAATCGAACTGAACCGTTATTTCAAGGAAGAAAACGGAAAGATGGTTCAGATTGAAAAGGACGAGTACGAAGAGAGAAAGACGAAACGGGTGGATAAGAAATGAGGCGTGACTGGAATGATATTTTACGGTTTCTGTTCAATACCGTTTTAGTGTTGGCCATCTTCGGACTTCTATTTCTTATAACTCTAATTTTTGACTTTGTGAGGTGGATCTTATGAAAAATCCAGACACATTACTCGTTGGCTTTGACAATGCTCATGGCGACGATGTAGCAGTTTTGATCGTTGGGCGTAAAGCACCTGGGGACTCGGTTCAGATTATTAACCAGTTTCAAGGGAAAGAAGCATTAGAGCTGTATCAGCGATTGCTTCCAAACAATAAAGTCTGATATTTAGAAGGTGGAGCATTATGACTGAAAAAATATTTGGTAAAATTGACTTTGCTGAGTTTGGCACCATTGGGGAATATCCATTTATGATTGGTCTTCAACTTGGCTTTTCTATGGGCGGAGGCCGTTATGGTGTCTGCGATGGCGGGCGGTTTACCGTGAATATCTCGAAGGAGTGCAAATGGGAAAAACAGTCTCGCGAATTGGCTATTGTGGAAAGCCTTGAACGGGTAAATGATATTCTCAATGCGGCGAGAGTTAATTATGTCTCGGAATTGGTGGGTAGACCCGTAGAGGTGACATTGGAGAATTCTATCTTTAAGGACTTTCGTATTCTTACGGAGGTCCTTTGATATTTTGGAGGAAAAATCATGACTATTGGTAGTTGGATTTTGTTTGCATTTTTCGCAATCTGCATCATTGCGCTGGGTCTCTTCATGGTTTTTGAAATTGAAAACATTGCTGGAAAGATCATCAGCGCCGTTGCAGCTGTCCTATTGATTATCGGTTTGTTCGTCGGATTTCGTTGGTATTATCAAAATACTGCCTCCGGTCAGAGAGCATTGATTGACCAGCAGAGCGATTTGGGAAACGGGCTTGAACGAACCGTTACGGTATATACGGCGAATGGTGAGATTATCGCACAGTACACCGGAAAAATTGATATTGAGGGTAATGATGGCGGCTATGTTCTCTTCGATTATGAGGGAAAGCGTTATACCTATTATAACTGCTTTGTGGAGTCCATCGCTGAAATCAGACCTTGATATTTCAGAAAGGGGAAAGTTTATGACTGTCTATATCGCTGGACGACAAACTGGAAAGACATTGTTTCTCATTCGCGAGTCTGCAAGAACCGGTGCCATTATTGTCGCCCCAACTTATCAAATGGTGAACTACATCGACAAAATGGCTCGTGATTTTGGCTTGAAAATTCCTCCTCCCATTGCCACTGTGGATTGGATCAAGATGATGCTTCATAAACGGGATCAAAAATACTTGGTGGATGAGCTTCAGTCGGCACTTCACCAAATGAATGTGGTTATGGCAACCCTCGATACAAATTCTAAGGAGATGGTTCATATGTTCGGAGTAAAGGAAACCTGCTGCACGAAGTGCGCCCACAAGGATGTTTGTCAGTTCAAGGAAGAGTATCTGGCAGCGCAGGCTGCTGTTGACAATGTCAGCGTTAATCTGCCTACAAAGGATGAGCGCGCTAACAGACACATCAACCTTCGTAATATTCCTTGGATCGAACCTGTGGAACTGAAGTGCAAGCATTTCATTTCGGCTGCCCAGAATGTCGCAGTACGATAAAAGTTAACCCAATACATCAACGGCGGTATTCTTTATAGGATGCCGCCGCTTTTATTTTTATCCCAGCAAATTATATTTCAGAAGGAGTGTTACCAAATGACCATTATCAAACGGAGCGGTGTGGAAGTTCTCTTCGACCCGAAAAAAATCGCCAATGCTGTCACCAAGGCTAACCAAAGCGTCAACGAGGTCAATCGAATGAGCGAGTCGCAGATCGAAGAGATCACCACTGCTGTGACTAAAATCTGTGAAGGAATGGGACGGGCTACTTCGGTCGAGGAAGTTCAGGACCTTGTGGAGCGTCAAATCATGGCTCAGGGTGCTTTTGATGTGGCGAAAAATTATATTACCTATCGCTACACACGCTCCCTTGTCCGGCAGTCTAACACCACCGATGAGAAAATCATCAGTCTGATTGAGTGCAACAACGAGGAAGTCAAACAGGAAAACTCTAACAAAAACCCGATTGTGAATTCGACGCAGCGGGACTACATGGCCGGCGAGGTTTCCAGAGATATTACAGAGCGTCTTCTGCTTCCTCAGGATATTGTTGAAGCTCATAAGGAGGGCATCATTCACTTCCATGACTCCGACTATTTCGCGCAGCACATGCATAACTGCGATCTGGTCAATCTGGAAGATATGCTCCAGAATGGCACGGTTATCAGCGGCACTCTGATTGAGAAGCCTCATCGCTTTTCCACCGCCTGCAACATTGCGACCCAGATCATTGCCCAAGTAGCATCCAATCAGTATGGCGGCCAGTCCATTTCACTGACGCATCTTGCTCCTTTTGTTGATACCAGCCGAAAAGAAATCCGTAAAAAGCTGACACAGGATGCTGCGGACGCTGGTGTGGCTGTTTCTCAGGAGCAGATTGATATTCTGGTTGAGAAGCAGCTCCGAGAAGAGATCCGTAACGGGGTACAGACGATCCAGTATCAAATTCTGACACTGCTGACTACGAATGGTCAGACGCCCTTTGTCACGGTCTATATGTATCTGAATGAGGCTCGCAATGAGCAGGAGAAGCGAGATCTGGCACTCATTATTCAGGAGACATTGGAGCAGCGCTATAAGGGCGTCAAAAATGAGAGCGGTGTTTGGGTCACTCCCGCATTTCCCAAGCTGATTTATGTTCTTGAAGAAGACAATGTTTGGGAAGGCTCTCGCTACTGGTATCTGACTCAGCTGGCGGCCAAGTGTACGGCTCGTAGAATGGTCCCCGATTATATTTCCGAGAAAAAGATGCTGGAGCTAAAAGGTGATGTCTATACCTGCATGGGTTGCCGCTCTTTCCTGACTCCTGACCGCTTTACCGACGCCGGAATCGGTAACATTGCCAATGCGAAAAACTATGTCCCCGGCGAGCACAAATATTACGGACGCTTTAACCAAGGCGTTGTGACAATCAATCTCCCTGATGTCGCATTGTCCTCTGGTGGCGATGAGGATAAGTTCTGGGATATTCTCAATGAAAGATTGGAATTGTGTCATCGGGCGCTGATGTGCCGGCATGAACGGCTAAAGGGAACGATCTCGGATGTCTCTCCGATCCTGTGGCAATACGGTGCTTTGGCCCGACTGGAAAAAGGCGAAGTCATTGACAAACTCCTGTTCAATGGATATTCCACGATTTCTTTGGGCTACGCCGGTCTTCACGAATGTGTGAAGTATATGACCAGAAAGAGTCACACCGACCCCGAGGCAAGACCTTTTGCGCTGGAGGTTATGACACGCCTTAACGATGCCTGTAAGGCTTGGAAAGCCGAAAGCAATATCGACTTCAGTCTGTATGGCACTCCCATTGAGTCCACCACATATAAGTTCGCAAAGGCTCTCCAGCGGCGTTTTGGCATCATTCCTGGTGTCACAGATAAGAACTACATCACCAATAGCTATCATGTCCATGTAACGGAAGAAATCAACGCTTTTGACAAGCTGCAATTCGAGTCCGAGTTTCAGGCCCTTTCGCCTGGTGGCGCTATCAGTTATGTCGAAGTCCCCAATATGCAGAATAACCTTACTGCGGTTCTTCGCGTGATCCAGTTCATCTATGAAAACATCATCTACGCCGAACTGAACACCAAGAGCGATTACTGTCAGGTCTGCGGCTGGGATGGTGAAATCGAAATTGTGGAGGAGGGCGACAAACTGATGTGGCGTTGCCCGCAGTGTGGCAATATGGATCAGAACAAGATGAATGTCGCTCGGCGAACCTGTGGGTATATCGGAAGCCAGTTCTGGAACCAGGGGCGCACACAAGAGATCCGTGAGCGAGTCATGCATCTGTGAGGTGAGAGATTATGAATTATTCTCTTATCCGAAACTGTGACATTGCCAACGGTCCCGGAGCCCGCGTTTCGTTATTCGTATCCGGCTGCACTCACCATTGCCCGGGGTGTTTTCAACCCGAGACTTGGGACTTTGCTCATGGAACGCCCTTTACAAAGCAGTCTGCTGAATTGATATTTTCCATGCTCGAACCCTGGTACATCGAAGGATTGACTCTTCTGGGTGGTGAGCCATTTGAGCCGGAGAACCAACAGGTGCTTCTTCCATTCGTACAAGAGATTCGGAAACGCTTCCCGAACAAAACCATTTGGGCATACAGCGGCTTCACTTTAGAAGAACTTCAGAATCGAACTGGGAGCGTTAGTGAGGTCTCAAAAGCGCTTCTCAATCAGATTGATATTTTGGTTGATGGTCGTTTCGTGGAAGCGAAAAAAAATCTGCGCTTAAAATTCTGCGGATCATCCAATCAAAGATTGATCGATCTGAAAAAAACGGAAGCTGCTGGCGAGATCGTTCTATGGGAGGACCCGAATGAGGATTGATATTTTGTAAAAGAATGAAGTGAATAACAGTTGTCCAGCATTGACAAGAAGAATTCGGAGGGCTATTCCGATCCGACTGCCTATAAAGCTTTGAAGCACATCGAGGATGAAGACGCTCGCTTTCATAAGCTGCTCTATATGCTCTTTGATATTTGTGAGTTGTCCGGGTTTGAGATCGAGGGGCGTGTTGTTCTGGTGGACAAGCGAACCGGAAGAGTCTGGAGGTAAAAATGGGGCTATCACAACTTGCGCCAAGATGCAGAGTGTGTCCGTATGTGGAAAGTTGCAACCATAAGCAAATGGTGGCTCTTGGATATTTGTCATTACCCGAGCCGACGGTTGAAATTCAAGTAGATCAAGCAGTCGAAATTGACATTGCGATTGATCAAATAAGCAGGCTTTTCCAAATTCCAAAGCGTTATGTAAGAGGTGATGAGATATGACGATGGAAGAGGTTCTGGCAGTTGTCCAGAAGATCACAGATGCTTGGGCGGCATTTGGTCAGTCGATGGCGGAGGTTGCGCAGGCGCTTGAGGACATGTTTCTCGATCTGGGTAAGAGCGACGAACTCTGGCCTAAACGCAATGGGATACCTCCTAAAAAGTATGGCATAGCCCTGCAAAAACGGTGCCAAAAGAGTGTTTACTGCTACCATTACACCCCTCCTATCCCTCGAAATCGTCCGTACCAGAGACGGATATTTTAAGAAAACGGCACTAAAAAGTAACTGGTCAGCATGGTTCAGGTGGCTGTCAGGCTATCTTAAGATAGAATTTCAGCCGCTTGGACCGTCTACCTGCTACTAACAGTAATAGTAGCAGGTCTGAAAATTGATATTTTGCTGGCTACTTTTGGGACTGGAAACTGTCCATCTGCCCACTTTTAGGGTGAATTTTGCAGGTGAGTTAGCCTTGTACGGACGGAAAAACGGTGAAAAACTGGCCACTTGCCCACTTTTTGCCCACTTTTATTTCAAAACTGGCCAGGCTGAAAGCCTTGTGCCGCAAGGGTTTGCGGGTTTTCTGGCCACTTGCCCACTTTTTCTCTTCACTATTATGAGAAAAAATAGTTAAATTTATATATAAGTGGACGAAAAAAGTGGCCAACTGGCCAGCAAGGCGAAAAAACGGCATTTTAGCGTGATTTTAGCCTTGAAGCAGTCAAATGAAGTTTTATACTTCCTTTTCTGCCGTTTGTATGCTATACTGAAAGTGCCACACAATTAAATGACCCATCTTACCATACTAAGGGGAGGATACTTGGCAACAAGTGTTTTCTCTCTTACTCGTTATACCCTTAGTGGGTGGATGGGATTGTGTGGCAACAATGGGAGATGCACTTTTGCAAGGGTGTGTCTCTTTATTAAGGACGCACCCTTTTTATTTTTATGCAGAGGAGGGATAGTTGATGGCCAAAGCCAATAAGCCGAATGGAAACATTGGCGGTACATTGGGGCTGGTTGCCGGTATTGTTGGCTCTGTAACTCCGATCGCTGTTGAGCTCATCGACCGGATTCCGAAAAAAGAGGAAGTTGGCCCTTCTGAAGAATTGATATCCATGCCTGAGCTTTGCTCGAAAAAATTCCCTTTGAAAATGGAAGAGGCCAAAGAGCTTTTGGAGAGTCGTGGTCTAAAAGCGTTAGCGATAGAAGTTCGTATTCGAGATGCATGTGCCAGATACAAGGATTGTTTTGAATTTCAAGTAGTTGGAACCGACCGAAAACCCAACTCGAAGGTGAAAGTCGGCGATACAGTTATCGTTCAATATGTAACTCAAGAAGTCATCAACGAAAGCCGATTGATATTTGAAAAAGTTGAGCGAGAAAAAGCCGATGCCAAACAGGCCAAGATTGAGAGACGCGCTGCACAAATGGAGAAAATTAAAACAGGCACCGCTAAGACTATGCATAAAGCGGCCGAAGCTATTGGAGATGGCACGGTTGCTGTGAAAGACGGTGTAAAGAAACTTGTCACTCGTGATAGAGAGAAAAATAAAGAAAAGGAGAATTTTGATGAGTAAAAATGGTGGAAAGAAACGCAGCACTGCGGGTTTGATTCTGGATGTCATCCTCACCATTATAACAGGTGGGCTGTGGCTGATCTGGATTCTGATTCGCTATCTGCGAAATAATAGCTGATATAGCAAGAATTGATATTTTCGGTTTTGCCGGGACGCTTATGGTGTCTCGGCTCTTTTCGTCTTCGCTAATTTTACAACTCCCTTTATGGGAGGCGATAGCGTGAAAGTGAATGTAAAACACTCGACACAATTATTGATGACTTTTACCACATCGATGGTGGCGGCGATTGGAACAGCTGCCGGCGCTACGATTTGGCAATCGTTTGGAAAACCAAAAGTCGAGGAAATTGCAAGAGAAAACGAAAAGCCGAAACGAAAAATTGGATTTATCATAGATTGAGGGGTGCGTGTTGCATCCCTCTTTCTTTTTGTTCGCATTGATATTTAGGACTGTTTTTGTTTCCGCGAAAAAAACAGACTCTTTTATGGAGAGGAGAGAGATATGTCACGCATATTCCATTCTTTCTATCATTTTTATCGGAAAGGAGGCCGTTTCATGGCCAGAAGCGCAAGACTGGAAAGCGGTTTTCAGGACCGGTTGATTTCCACTCTGAAAGAGCTTTTCCCGGGCTGCATGATATTTAAGATGGATCAGCGCCAGGGCATCCCAGACCTACTCATTCTTTACGGAAAGAAATGGGCCTCCCTTGAGTGTAAGAGATCCGCAAAGGCCAAACGGCAGCCGAACCAAGAATATTATGTTGAGAAGATGAATGAGATGTCATTCTCAAGTTTCATCTCTCCGGAAAGCAAGGAGGAAGTGTTGAATGAACTTCGCAAGACATTCCAATCTTGAGGGGCAACACGCCTTCCTCAGCGCCAGCGGCTATCATTGGATCAACTATACGGAGGACAAACTTGTTGATGCCTATACGAAGTATCAGGCGGCGCAGCGAGGGACGATCCTTCATTCTTTTGCAGCCCAGTGTATCAAATTGGGTCAGAGACTTCCGAAATCTCAGAAAACGTTGAACATGTATGTTAACGATGCCATCGGCTATAAGATGACGTCAGAGCAAGTCCTTTATTATTCTCCGAATTGTTTCGGAACAGCCGATGCAATTTCATTTCGTGGTGATATGCTCCGCATTCACGATTTGAAAACTGGAGAGTCTCCGACTCACATGGAGCAGCTTATGGTTTATGCAGCACTCTTTTGCTTGGAATACGATTATAGCCCAAATGATATTCAGATGGAGCTTCGTATTTACCAAAGCGACGGAGTGTTTTGCCATAAACCAACTATCGAAGATATTTTACCAATTATGGACCGGATCGTAACCTTCGACCGGATCATCAACAGTATCAAAGAGGAGGAGTAAGCCATGAACCCTATTGCGGATGATATTTTGATGCATTATGGCGTCAAGCGGCGCTCTGGGCGCTATCCCTGGGGTTCCGGCGATAACCCCTATCAGCATGGCGGTGATTTCCTCGCTCGCGTTGAAGAACTCGAAGCGATGGGAAAGAGTCAGAAAGAAATTGCTGATGAACTGAAGATGTCCACAACCGATCTTCGTATGCAGGTCAGAGTGGCCAAGCATGAACGGCGTGCACTGTTGGCCGAGCGTGCGAAATCCCTTCGTGAAGAAGGAAAAACATTGGATGAGATTGCGGGCATTATGGGGTTCAATAATGACTCCTCTGTCCGAGCCTTACTCAATGAGAACACCGCGACCAATAAAAACAAAGCACTGGCAACTGCTGAGGCTCTGAAACAGGAGCTTGCCGTTAAGGGCGCTCTTGATGTTGGTGAGGGTGTTGAACAGCAGCTTGGTGTTTCCAAGGGTGTTCTTCAGGAAGCATTATTTATTCTGGAGACCGAGGGGTATAACCGCTATGGCGTTGGTGTCCCCCAGGTGAACGACCCAAAGAAAAGAACGATCACTCCTGTTATTTCTGTTCCCGACATTGATCAAAGAAACGCTTATCAGAACCTTGATATTATCAAATCAGTGGGTGATTTCCATTCCAGTGATGGTGGAGCCTCTTGGGATAAGCGGGAGTATCCAGCCAGTATCGATTCAAGCCGTGTGAAAATCCGTTACGGCGATGAAGGCGGTATTAGCAAAGATGGAGTGATTGAACTTCGTCGTGGCGTTGCCGACCTGGATTTGGGCGATTCTCATTATGCTCAGGTTCGTATCCTTGTGGACGGAACTCATTATCTTAAGGGCATGGCTATGTACTCGGATGATATGCCGGATGGCTGTGATATTGTGTTCAACACAAATAAGCATTCTGGTACGCCGAAGATGGATGTCTTGAAGAAAATTCAGGCTGATCCAGATAATCCATTTGGGGCATTTATCAAAGCCAACGGCCAGAGCTACTATCCTGATCCGGATGGCAAATACACGGACCCCATCACTGGGGAGAAGAAATCTCTATCGGCTATCAACAAGCTGAAAGAGGAAGGCGACTGGGATAAGATGAGTAAGAACCTCTCTTCCCAGTTTCTTTCCAAACAGCCCATTAAACTGATCCAGAAACAGTTGGATCTGACCTATGCTGATGCGGCTGATGAATTCAGCGAGATCTGTTCGTTGAATAACCCGACTATCAAGAAGAAATTACTGATGGACTTTGCCGATGAGTGTGATTCCGCAGTGGTTCATTTGAAAGCGGCAGCTCTTCCCCGGCAAAGCACTCAGGTTATTCTTCCTATCACGGCGATGAAAGAGACTGAGATTTATGCCCCTAACTATCGGGACGGTGAAAAAGTTGTTCTGATTCGATACCCTCACGGGGGTACCTTTGAGATTCCGGAACTGACGGTTAATAACCGAAACAAATCTGCGATTTCTATTCTCGGTAAAAATATTCGAGACGCAGTAGGCATCAACCCCAAAGTAGCTGAACGATTATCCGGAGCCGACTTTGATGGCGACCAGGTAGTTGTTATCCCTGTGGGGGGTAAAGTATCGGTTAAATCTACGCCTGCATTGGCAGGTCTGAAAGACTTCGATCCGAAAACGGAATACTCTACCGAGGGTAAGACGGGGGTACGGCTCTTATCGAAAGAAGCCACCCAGATCGAAATGGGAAAGATCTCAAACCTCATTACGGATATGACCTTAAAAGGGGCCCCCGTAGAGGAGATTACCCGGGCAGTCAAGCATAGCATGGTTGTTATCGATGCGGCCAAGCATAAGCTCGACTATAAACGATCCGAAATTGAGAATGACATCCCAACCCTTCGTAAACGGTGGCAGGGGTATGTTGACCCCGAAACCGGAAAGATGCGTGGCGGTGCCTCCACCCTTCTTTCTCGTCGTAAGCAGAGTGTCGAAGTCCCTGAGCGCCAGGGCAGTGGTCGCATTGACAAAGAGACTGGCAAGGTCGTCTACAAGGAGTCTGGTCGAACCTACATAGATCCGAAGACTGGTAAAACAGTTCCAGCTACAACTAAGATTAAACTCTTAGAGAAAGTCGACGATGTTCGGACCCTATCTTCTGGCACAGTTCAAGAGGACGCTTATGCCTCCTATGCCAACCGTATGAAGGCTTTGGCAAATCAAGCAAGACTTGAGTATGCGGCTACTCCGTCGCTTATGCGAAATGCGAGTGCTGCTAAGGCATATGCTCCCGAAGTTGAAAGATTGACCAGTGCTTTGAAGATGGCTCGTCTCAATGCTCCTCGTGAACGGGAAGCTCAGCGCCTTGCCAATGCCCAAGTGAAAGCAAAAGTTGAAGCAAACAATATTACGGACAAAGATGAAATTTCAAAGATTCGTCGTTCTGCTATCAGCGATGCTCGCGTTTCTACCGGCGCAAACGGAAAGGGAACTCGTATTACGATTTCTGATGGAGAATGGGAAGCAATCCAAGCTGGCGCGATTTCTGACACAACATTAAAAGAGATCTTGCGTTATGCCGATCCCGATGTTGTTAGAGCCAGAGCAACACCTCGCGCTTCGACTCAGCTTTCCGATGCTCGTGTCAATCGCATTAAGGCAATGGCTAATTCCGGAAGCACTAACAGTGAAATTGCTGACGCTTTGGGAATTTCGCCTTCTACTGTTTCCAAGTATCTCAATGAGTAAGAAAGGAAGTGAGAGCAGATGGAAAAGTGTATGCTTACTACCACCGATAACCCCTATGACCCTTTTACAGAGTTCGAGGCATGGTATCGGTATGATGAGGCGAAAGGCTATCATTCCAGCGCATTCTTAGCGCGTATTGCTCGTACTTCCGATCAGCTCTCCGAGCAGGAGAATGCAGAAGAAGTTGAACGAGCTATCAACGACATCATCAAGTACGACCCCCTTGGTATTTACAAGAAGGTCAAACAAAAGGTACAGCCGGAACCTATGGCGACCGCTTAATGGATGACACAACTGTTCTCTTACAGAAACGCATTATCTTAGGATGGTGCGTTTCTTTTTGTCATTTATGAGATTTATTTAATCTTGAAACGGCATACCAGTTGTATTCCATACATCAAAGGTATAGGGGGGTCTGCTGAAAAGACACCCCCTCTGCATCGCGGTGGTCTCTAAAAATTCTCCGGGGGATATTTTTAAAAAATGGTTTCGGTTTCATGCGATGTTTGAACAAGCCCACAGGGTTGCGTCAGGCGGCGAGAACTCTTTTTCGTCCATAAGAGGCCTCCTTTCCTCCTTGGTACGCGGTGCATTACCTCCACTGCTACGATATTTTCTCCACTTGCAGCCGGCCTGCTCATGCGGGCTTCTTCAAATGTCGCATGAAACCATTCCATAAGCCTGTGTAAACATTACAAAACTAAGCGAGAGGAGGTGTCAAGCGTGGCAAAAGCATCTAAGACTTCGGGGCAGACCAAAGGGCGCCGCGCCGCCTTGACACCGGAGGCAAGAGAGAACCAGCTGATCAATCTTGCAGTTGATCTGATTGAACGACGACTTCTGGAGGGGACCGCATCCTCTCAAGAGGTCACGACAATTCTAAAACTCGGCACGACCAAAGCCCGCCTTGAGAATGAGAGGCTGGCAAAGGAAGTGGAACTTGTCCAGGCCAAGACCGAGGCCTATAAATCCGGTGTGAAAATGGATGAACTCTATGAGAAGGCTATGGCCGCCTTTAAGCGGTATAGCGGTCAGGGTGAGGAGGATGAAGAGGATGAGTATTAAGTGCTATTCCGAACTGATTCTCTTGCCTACTTTTGAAGAGCGCTATCGCTATCTCAAACTGGATGGCATTGTCGGGAAAGAAACTTTTGGTTTCGATCGGTATATGAATCAATTCTTTTATCGGTCTCCTGAGTGGAAACATGCACGAGATGTGGTGATTGCAAGAGACTGTGGTTGCGATCTTGGTATTGCCGGTCGCGAGATTTTTCATCGACCGATCATTCACCATATGAACCCAATCAGACCGGAGGATATTCGGGATAGATTGGAGATGATTCTGGACCCGGAGTATCTTATCACTACGATCCATGAAACACATCAAGCTATTCACTATGGCGATGAGAACTTATTGTTTCGCGATCCTGTCGATCGTCGTCCAAATGATACCTGTCCCTGGAAAAAGTAGAAAGGAGGACCCAACATGCGGAATCATGTTGTTGGAGTTGTAACTGGTTGCTTGAGAATGGCTATCTACAAAGAACCGAGAGCGAACTCCAAAGTTATCACCGTTGTTACAGCACTAACTAAAGTTGCAGTTGATGTGGACAAGTCGACTGAAGGGTTTTACAGAGTTTCGACTCCTAAAGGAGCTCAGGGATACTGTATGAAGAAGTTTGTTGCGGTTCGTCAATGAGGAGGCCGCCATGGAGATAACTGAAAGTATTCTGACATCCATTAAAAAGCTGTTAGGTATTGATGAGAACTATCCGCACTTTGATGCGGATATTATTATGCACATCAACAGCGTGTTTTCAATCTTAACGCAAATGGGCGTTGGGCCAGCCAAAGGATTTTCTATTTCTGGAAAAGAGGAGAATTGGGGACAGTTTCTCCCAATGGATCAGAGTGTCTTTTCTATGGTGCGGTCCTATGTCTATCTGAAGGTTCGGTTGTTATTTGATCCACCTATTAACAGTGCTGCTGTTGAAGCTATTAACCGACAGATCAGCGAGTTTGAATGGCGGCTTCATGTGGCTGCCGATCCGGTAGACAATCTCAATGGGAAGGAGGAAATCCAAAATGGGAGAACATGATATTCTTGCTCACTATGGTGTGAAAGGTCAGAAATGGGGTATCCGCCGTTATCAGAACAAGGACGGAAGTCTGACTTCCAAAGGGCAAGCTCGCTACGACCGTGATAAGCGGGAGAATGCGGCAAAGAAGAAAGAAAATCGGATTGATTTGTCTGAACCTGATCCGAAACGCTGGGTAAGAGAAGATCTGGAGCGTTCTAAGAAAACGGTAGATGCTACGGACAACCTTGTCAAAGAGATGAAGAAAATAGAGCAAGCTACCGCGACGAAGCCCATCCCCAAACGCATGGATTTATCTCAGATGAGCGACAAAGAAATGCGGGAACGGATCAATCGGGAACTTCTGGAACGACAGTATAATCAATTATTTGCAGAGACACCTTCTGTTCAAATTTCTAAAGGTCGGGAAGCTCTCCGCACTACATTGGAAGTAGCCGGAAGTGTTTTGGCTCTTACCAGCACTTCGCTTGGCATCGCCTTAGCCATTAAGGAATTGAAACTGAAAGGCTGAGGTGAGTGAATGTTATCCAACACCGCTGTTCCTCGTTACTACGGCGCTTTCCGTGACGCGGTAATTCGGGGTGATATTCCGGTCTGTAAAGAAGTCGCCATGGAGATGTATCGGATCGATCGATTGATCGAGAGTCCGAGTTATTACTATGATGACTTAGCGGTTGAGGGATGGATTGAGTTCTGTGAAGGGGAGCTAACCCTGACCGACGGTTCGGATCTTCACCTTCTTGATAGTTTCAAGCTTTGGGGGGAACAGGTATTTGGATGGTATTACTTTGTAGATCGTTCAGTCTATGTCCCCAACCCTGACGGTCGTGGTGGTCGCTATGTGACCAAACGGATCAAGCAGCGGTTAATCAAAAAGCAATATTTGATTGTAGGCCGAGGTGCAGCGAAGTCATTATATGACTCCTGTATGCAGGCCTATTTTTGTGTTGTGGATGGCGCTACCACCCATCAGATTACCACTGCTCCAACGATGAAACAGGCGGAAGAAATCATTAACCCCATCAAAACTGCGATCACGCGGGCCAGAGGTCCTGTATTTCAATTCATGACAGAGGGATCTATCCAGAACACCACCGGCTCTAAAGCAAACCGCGTAAAGTTGGCCTCGACTAAGAAAGGTATTGAGAATTTCATCTCCGGTTCTTTGATCGAGGTTCGTCCCATGTCGGTGGATAAGCTTCAAGGGCTTCGTTGTAAAGTTGCCACTGTTGACGAGTGGCTATCTTCAGCGGATGCCCGAGAAGATGTAATCGGTGCCATCGAGCAAGGCGCTTCCAAGCTGGACGATTACCTTATCATCGCAACCAGTTCGGAGGGCACTGTGCGAAACGGCGCCGGTGACACAATCAAAATGGAGCTGATGAACATTCTTCAGGGTATCGGCCCTCCGCAAGAGCATGTCTCGATCTGGTGGTACAAGTTGGACTCAGTAGAGGAAGTGGCCTATCCAGACATGTGGCTCAAGGCCAATCCGAACCTTGATAAGACCGTTACTTATGACACTTATCAAATGGATGTTGACCGAGCTGAATCTGCGCCGGCCACTCGAAACGATATGCTGGCTAAGAGGTTCGGTCTCCCCATGGAGGGTTATACCTATTACTTCACTTATGAAGAAACGATCCCTCATCGCCGGAGACGGTTCTGGCAGATGCCTTGCTCTATGGGTGCCGATTTATCGCAGGGAGATGACTTCTGTTCCTTTACATTCCTGTTCCCTCTTCGAGATGGTTCTTTTGGCGTTAAGAGCCGAAACTACATCACTTCGCTGACTCTCAATAAATTGCCGGCAGCTATGCGGGCCAAATACGAGGAGTTTATGGATGAAGGCAGCTTGATCATTATGGAAGGAACGGTCCTTGACATGATGCAGGTCTACGATGATCTGGACGATCACATCGTCAACTGCGGATATGATGTGCGTTGTTTCGGCTATGACCCTTACAATGCAAAAGAATTTGTGGAGCGATGGACAGCCGAAAACGGTCCTTATGGAGTCGAAGTAGTTCGTCAGGGTTCTAAAACGGAGTCCGTTCCTCTTGGCGAATTGAAGAAATTGGCCGGTGAGCGAATGCTGCTCTTTGATGAGACACTGATTACATTTTCAATGGGGAATTGCATCACCATGGAAGACACCAATGGAAACCGTAAGCTTTTGAAGAAACGGTCCGATCAAAAGATCGATGCGGTGGCAGCCATGATGGATGCGTATGTTGCCTACAAGCATAATACCGATGCATTTGAGTAAAGAGGGGGGGGGTACTATGAACCCTTACAACAAGCCATCTCCCCAGGCCTATCTGGTTCACCATGGAATTAAAGGACAGAAATGGGGCGTTAGGCGCTATCAGAATGAAGATGGTTCTTTGACAGTGGCTGGCAAGAAAAGGCAGCAGAGGATTGAGAATGCAGAAAAGCATGCTTTGGCCTCCAGAGCAGTGGGAAGCGCTAAATTAGCAGCGGCCTCTGGAGCCGCCAGCTTGGGTATTGCATTGGTGGGCTCGGCTGCAACAAAAATGCTTGCACAAAAGGGACAAACCCAGGCTGCTCAAACTATCTACGACTTGTCCAAAAGAGCATTCAATGAGACAGTCTTCGCCACACAAATATTTGCAGGCTCGGCTGTGGTTCAAGGCCTGATGACAAGCAAGAATTCCATAAGAGATTATCTGGCTGAAGAGCGCCGCATACGCAAAAGGTAAACGCTATGACTTTTAATCAGAAAACAGAATTACGCCATCATGGGATAAAAGGTCAGAAGTGGGGCGTCCGAAGATTTCAAAATAAGGATGGGTCATTGACTTTTGCCGGAAAGACTCGGTACTACGAAGAGAGTGACAAGAAAATACAGACCAATAAGGATGGTTCAAAGACAATTCCAAAAGGGTTTGTAATGAATCGAGTCGGTAAAGCTTCTAAGGATGTGAACAAGTCGGGGGCTTTATATATGAGTTACGGGAAAGACGATGCGGCTCGATATGTGAAGAGCCTTGGCCCAACGCCCCTTGGAAAACTGTTTGGTACTGCTGGGGAAGCGGTTCAGCATATTTCCGCAAAGAGTAATCTTCGGATGCCTTCTGACAAAGATGTTGCCATAGAAACTGCTAAATTACTGAGAAGCGACAAGAAATTGTTCAACAGTTTCAAGGATTCATTCTACTCCTATGCCGTTTCGACAGATGATATTACAGAAGATACTATCCGAAAGGCTCTTGCTGACCCTGAAGGGAGATCTGGGCAGAAACTGGCATATGGTGTCAGCACCTTCTTAGGAGATCCCAATTACGCCGACGAATCAAAAGTTGTATATAACCACTTCAGACAGAAAGGTTATGATGTTATTCCGGACTTACATGATCGTTTGAGCGGAACATCTAATACTGCGATGATCGTCATCAACCCGGATAAGGTCGAAGTAACATCCTACACAACCATTACCAAGGATGTGTATAGGGCTGGAAGAGATTATGTTAAAAGCCTTGGAAAATTGCCAATCAGCGACCTTATCAAAGATTAACAACATCCAAGTTCGCAGACTCTTGACCGAGTCTGTATTTTTTTTTTTGGTCTAAATTTGATTCACATGGAGTGATTGTTACAAATTTTATCACAGGCAGGAGGTGACCACGATTGTCAAATAGTTTGCAGCATTATGGCGTCCGAGGGATGAAATGGGGTGTGCGCTGTTTTCAAAGAGAAGACGGAAGCTTAACTTCCGCAGGCCGAAAACGCTATGCCGATGATGACGGAGCTGTTGAACGGCGGAAATCAGTTGCTAAGAAAGCTGCTATTGGCACGGCGGCAGTTGTCGGCGTTGTCCTAATGGCCTATCTGGTGAAGAAACACGGCGCCAAGAAGGTGAGCGAGCTTGCGGAGAAGGCCGAGACCGGAAAGTCAATCGCTGATAATTTGGCAAAATCGACGCCTGTTATGTCCACTCCTATCCGCCAGATTCAGGTGCCGAGAGCCCCCATCAGTCGGGCAGAGATCCCAAGGGCAAACATTTCTCCGCCTCCGGCATACGACTTTGAAGCCTTGATGAAGCAGAACGACGCGCTTCTCAAAAAGATGTATGCCGACCTTTTGTCGTGATGGGGGTGATAGATTATGGAAGTAACATTTGGTTCCAGGCTGAAACATGCCTGGAACGCTTTTTTGGGCAATGAGTTTCGCGACTATCAGTATTCGCTGGGACCCAGCTCTTCTTATCGGCCGGACCGTCCGATTTTCAGCCGGGGGAATGAACGGTCGATCATCACCTCTGTTTACAACCGGATCGCGCTGGACGCGGCCTCCATCGCTATTCAGCATGTGCGGCTGGATGATGACGGAAGATTTACAGAAGTCATTTCATCAGATCTGAATAACTGCCTTTCTCTGGAAGCCAATCTGGATCAGACTGGACGGGCCTTTGTTCAGGATGTTGTCATGTCCATGTTGGATGAAGGCTGCGTCGCCATTGTTCCCACTGATACAGATATTGACCCGGAGACCGGATCTTACAAAATCGAGAAGTTAAGAGCCGGAAAGATTCTGGAATGGTACCCCAAGCATGTCAAAGTACGCTGCTACAACGAAGAGCGCGGAGAGAAGCAGGACATTATTCTGCCAAAGACTACGGTGGCCATTGTGGAAAACCCGTTCTTCGCAGTAATGAATGAGCCTAACTCCACTATGCAGCGTCTTGTCCGGAAGTTGAATATTCTGGACGCTATCGATGAGCAAAGCGGTTCTGGAAAACTCAACCTTATTATTCAGCTCCCCTATGTCATTAAGACGGAACAGAGGCGTCAACAGGCGGAAAAACGCCGTAAAGATATCGAAGAACAGTTGGCAGGCTCCAAGTATGGCGTCGCTTACACCGACGGCACAGAGCATGTAGTCCAGCTGAACCGGCCCATCGACAACAACCTGATGTCCCAGATTGAATACCTGACGAGTATGCTTTACAGCCAGTTAGGCATCACTCAGGGCATTTTGGATGGCACTGCCGACGACCGGACTAAGTTGAACTACGACAACCGGACTATCGAACCCATTCTATCTGCCATTGTTGACGAGATGAGGAGGAAGTTCCTCACCAAAACTGCTCGGTCACAGAAGCAGTCGATCCTGTTCTTCCGAGACCCGTTCAGATTGGTGCCCATCAACGACATTGCCGAGATCGCCGACAAGATGACTCGAAACGAGATCATGACCTCCAATGAGATCCGGCAGAAGATTGGCATGAAGCCGTCGAAGGACCCGAAGGCGGACGAGCTCAGAAACAGCAACCTTAGCGCCCCGAAAGGGGAGGGCGATAAGCCACCTACAACACCCGAAGGAGGAAAAGTTCAAAATGAACCCTAAGTATGACTTTAGTGGCTGGGCTACCCGAAACGATCTTGTCTGCGCCGATGGACGGACGATCCGCCATAACGCATTCGAGAATTGTGATGGGAAGACGGTTCCCCTGGTTTGGAACCACCAGCACAACGAACCCACCAACATTCTTGGTCACGCACTTCTGGAGAATCGCAAGGACGGCGTTTATGCCTATTGCACCTTCAATGAGACGGAAAGTGGTAAGGCAGCCAAGCTGTTGGTGCAGCACGGGGACATCGCATCCCTGTCTATCTATGCCAACGGACTGAAGCAGACACCCAACAAGGATGTTATGCACGGCGTTATCCGTGAGGTCAGTCTCGTTGTCGCCGGCGCAAACCCCGGCGCTTTCATTGAATTTGTGGACATGGCTCATGGCGAAGGCGGAGAGCAGGAAGTGGTTCTGTCTGCCTATGAGCCTATCTCGCTCTTCACCCCTTCTGACAAGCCTCCGCTGGTTCATAAGGCCAAGGATGATGAGCCGGAAGACGGAAAGAAGGAAGAGAGTCCCAAGAGCGAAAAGACCATTCAGGATGTGGTTGACGGTATGACCGAGGAGCAGCGGACTGTTCTGTACGCACTGATCGGCGCCACGATGGAAGGGCTTGACGCCAATGGGGATGACGACGATGAAGAAGACCCCGAAGACAAATCCAAAAACAACAAGGGAGGAAACAAGACCATGAAGCACAATGTGTTTGACAATGAGGATACTCGGGATGATGCCCTGAGCCATTCCGACCGAATGGACATCCTCGATCTGGCCAAGAGCAAGAGCGTGGGCAGCCTGCGCACCGCTATGCAGATCTATGCTGAGCAGAATGAACTCAAGCATGGTATCGACAATATCGAGAGCCTGTTCCCTGATTTCAAGGATCTGCGCCCCGGCGCCCCCGAGCGTGTTACCCGTGACCAGGGCTGGGTCACTGTGGTTATGCAGAAGGTTCATAAGAGCCCCATCAGCCGTATCCGTACCCGTCAGATCGACACCCGCAAGGATGATATTCGTGCTCACGGCTATCAGAAGAGCAAGCGCAAGATTGGCTCCGGCAACATGAGTGTTATCACTCGTACCACCGATCCTCAGACCGTTTACCGCACTGACGCCCTGTACCGCGACGACATCATCGATATCACCGATTTCGATGTGGTCGAGTACCAGTATGCCACCATGCGGGAGAATCTGAACGAGGAAGTTGCCACTGCAATCATGATTGGTGACGGCCGTGAGCCCGACGATGAGATGAAGATTTCTGAGGATCATGTTCGCTCTATTTGGAACGACAACGATCTTTACACCATTCACTATGATGTGGACATCGAGAAGGCCCGCGCAGAGCTCCAGGGCAGCAAGACTGATATGAGCTTCGGCGAGAACTACATCTATGCTGAGGCAATCATTGCCGCCGCGCTGTATGCCCGCGAGAAGTATAAGGGCACTGGCACCCCCGACTTCTTCTGCACTCCTCACCTGGTCAATGTGATGCTGCTGGCCCGTGATATGAATGGCCGCCGTATCTATAACTCCAAGACCGATCTGGCTGCGGCTCTGAATGTGGGCAATCTCTACACTGCCGAGCAGTTTGAGGGTAAGGTCCGCATTGACGACGAGGCTCATAAGCATAAGCTGCTGGGCATCTTTGTCAACCTGGCTGACTATACCGTTGGCTCCACCAAGGGCGGTGAGATCACTCGGTTTGATCAGTTTGACATTGACTTCAACCAGCAGAAGTATCTCATTGAGACCCGTATCTCCGGTGCTCTGACTCGGGTGTATTCTGCTATTGCTCTGGAAGAGCCTGCTGATAACATCGGCGGTTAATCGGAGGAATTCAAAATGGCGAAATTTTATGGATCGGTAGGCTATGCTGAAACCGTTCAAACTGCTCCTGGCGTGTATGAAGAGCAAATTGTCGAGTATCCGTACTATGGCGATCTGCTTCGGAATACACGCCAGATTCAGTCTGGGGAGACGCTCAATGATGACATCAATGTCGCGAATGAGATCAGCATAGTCGCCGATCCGTTCGCCAGAGAAAACTTCCATAAGATGCGGTATGTGGTTTTCATGGGGGCAAAGTGGAAGATCTCTAAAGTTGAGGTAGGATACCCCCGCCTAATTCTGACCATCGGAGGGCTGTATCATGAATAAACGCATTGAATTGCAGTCCATCCTCGAACAGATCCTTGGCGCTGGAAATGTATATTTTCAGCCGCCGGAAAATCTGAAGATGGTATATGACTGCATTGTCTATGAGCGAAGTCAAATCACCGTCTTTCATGCTGATAATTCTCCGTATCAGATGCGGGACCGCTATCAGGTGACTGCCATTTACAAGAATCCGGATAGTGAACTTCCTCATCGACTTGCCATGCTTCCTTTATGCACCCATGACCGGCATTTTACATCGGATAATTTACATCATGATGTGTTTACTTTGTACTATTAAAGGAGGAAATTCAAAATGAGTAGACTCGTATGGGACAAGGTTGGCGAGCGTTTCTATGAAACTGGCGTCGACCATGCCGTTCTCTATCCTATCAGCCCCAAGGGCCTTTACGATAAGGGCGTAGCTTGGAATGGTATTACTGCCATCACTGAGAGCCCTTCCGGAGCTGAGCCCAACAACCTGTATGCTGACAATATGAAGTATCTGGTTCTGGTTGGCGCCGAAGATCTCGGCCTCACTATCGAAGCTTATACTTACCCCTATGAGTGGGAAGAGTGTGACGGCTCCGTTGAGATCGCCCCCGGCGTGATCGCTGGTCAGCAGAGCCGGAAGGTCTTCGGTCTGAGCTATCGCACCAAGCTTGGTAACGATGTGGATGGTCAGGATCATGGCTATAAGCTACACCTGATTTATGGCGGTCTGGCCTCCCCCTCTGAGCGTGCTTACCAGACCGTTAATGACTCTCCCGAACCCATCAATCCCAGCTGGGAGATTACCACCACTCCTGTGGCTATTCCCGGCTTTAAGCCTGCGGCTCGCCTGATCATTACCTCCACCAAGGCTGATCCCGCCAAGCTGAAGGCTCTGGAAGACATCCTGTATGGTAGCGATGATACTGAGCCTCGTCTGCCTCTTCCCGATGAAGTCATCAAGCTGCTTCGGGATACTGTATCCGTGACTACTTCTGCTGAGAATGCCGGCACTACTCTGCTGGGTAAGAAGGTGTCCGATCTTCAGAGCAACATTGTTGTGAAGGAGAACGGTATTACTGGTAATCTGAAGAAAGTTACCGGTTATACCGGCTTCAGCAGCAATCCTGCCGAGCAGGAAGGGCATTATCTGGCACTGAAGTTTGATGTGACCCCTGCCGACGCGGTCACCACTGTTGAACTGGTTGGTGGCACCAAGGGCGCTGTGACTCTGGATAAGGACAAGAACATTGTTCTGCTTGTTAAGAGCAACAGCCAGAGTGTCAAGGTGGTTTCTACCAAGGGCGGCAACACCGTCACCAAGACCTACAATCTGACCGGTCTGACTCTGGATTCCTAAACGATGAATTCCAGAGATAAGTATTCTTAACAATCGAACCGCAAAGGCGGAGCTCTCTTCACCGAGGGCTCCGCTTTCTTTTATTTTTGAAAGGAGAAAAATCACAATGCTGAAACTGACAAGGACTTTTACCGACTATAACGGTGCATCCCGCACCGAGGATTTTTACTTCAATCTGACTCAGGCTGAGGTGACTGAGATGGAGCTGTCCGTGGATGGCGGTCTGGTTGAGATGATCAACAGGATCACCGCCGCTCAGGATGGTAAGCAGATCATTGCTCTGTTTAAGGATATTATCCTGCGTGCCTATGGTCAGAAGTCTCCCGATGGCCGCCGGTTCGTTAAGAACCAGGAACTGAGAGATGAGTTTGCTCAGACAGAGGCCTATAGCGATCTGTTCATGGAACTGGCGACTGATGCGAAGGCTGCCGCTGATTTCCTCAACGGCATTATTCCTCAGGTTAAGAAGGAGAATACTTCTTCCAATCCGGCGCCTATGGCAGTTCGCTAAGGATAGAAAGGGAGACTGGGGATGCTGGAAATTGTGATACCTGGAGTGGAGCAGTATGACGAAATAAACAATCGTTTCATCATCACTAAGGCACAGTCCCTTCGACTGGAACATTCTCTGGTCTCCCTTTCAAAATGGGAGGCAAAGTGGCGTAAGCCATACCTGTCCAAAAAGCCGAAGACGACTGAGGAGCAGATTGACTATATTCGGTGTATGACACTGACCCAAAATGTCGACCCGAATGTCTATACCGCAATTCCGCCCAGGATTTTGGAACAGGTAAAAGACTACATCGATGCTCCGATGACTGCCACAACATTTCGCAGTCAAAAGGGCGGACGCTCCAGCAATGAGATCGTGACCGCAGAGATTATCTACTACTGGATGATCCGTAATCAGATTCCGTTTGAGTGCCAGAAATGGCATTTGAACCGATTGATGACATTGATTCGCGTATGCGATCTGAAAAGCGGACCGCAAAAGAAAATGAGCCAAAATGAAATCTTTGCGCAAAATCGCGCTTTGAATGCGGCTCGAAAAAAGAAAACCCATTCGAGAGGATGATCGGTATGTCGGAAGTGTTTATTTGGAACTTCTTAAAGAAGAAAGGCCTCTCGGACTGGGGGACTGCCGGTCTGATGGGCAATCTCTATGCTGAGAGCGGTTTGAAACCAACGAATCTTCAAAATACTTATGAAAAGAAACTTGGACTATCTGATGAGGACTATACCGCACAGGTAGACTCCGGAATCTATCATGACTTTGTCCATGACTGTGCTGGCTATGGGCTTGCGCAGTGGACATTTTGGAGTAGAAAGCAAAATCTACTTGCCTTTGCCCGAAATAAGGGGACAAGCATTGGCGATCTGGAAATGCAGATGAACTTTTTGTGGAAGGAATTGACTACGGGGTATCCTGCTTTGGTCGAAGTTTTGATGTCTGCCACAACGGTTCAGGCGGCTTCTGATGCTGTTCTAACTCAGTTTGAGCGGCCGGCTGACCAGAGCAAGCGAGCCAAAGCCAAACGGGCTTCTTATGGGCAAAAGTATTACGACCAATATGCAGGAAAGGGTGAAACTATGCCTTCTACAAATATTGTGCCGGCAGTGAAGCGATTGCTGGAGACAGCCCGAGCAGAGATTGGTTATGTCGAAAAAGAAACCAATGCCCAGCTCGATAACAAAACGGCAAATGCGGGTGATAATAACTGGAATAAATATGCCCGCGATTTGGATGCTATTGGTATCGTCTATAACGGGCGTAAAAATGGTTATGCTTGGTGTGACATTTTTACAGACTGGTGTTTCATTCGCACATTTGGTCTGGAACAGGGCATGTCCCTGCTCTGCCAAGCCAAATCTGGTCTTGGAGCGGGATGCACTTATTCGGCCAACTATTATAAACAGAAGGGGCAGTTCCATACCAGAAATCCTCAGCCCGGCGATCAGATTTTCTTCACCAAGGATGGTGGGAAGACCATGTATCATACCGGTATTGTGGAGAAGGTTTCTGGCGGACGGGTTTATACCATTGAGGGAAATACCAGTTCTCAGCCCGGTGTGGTGCCAAACGGAGGCTGCGTCAGGGGTAAGAATTATCCGTTGAACGCCAGTTACATTGGCGGATATGGCCGTCCGGACTTTTCTATCGTACAGGAGGACGATGACATGGATCAGAACAAATTTAATGAGATGTTCGCTGTTGCTATGACGAACTATCTTAAGAGTCAACAGACGAACAAGTGTGGTGATTGGTCCAAGGATGCGCGAAATTGGACCCAAAGTACCGGCCTGTTTGCTGGGAATGGCACTACCGTCAACGGTGAGCCAAACATGATGTGGCCCTCTGGGCTTACCAGAGAGCAGGCGGCTCAGCTCTTCTATCGCTTTGCGCAAATGGTGGGGCTTGCGTGATGAAAAGCAAAAAAACCAAGTCCGGAGGTAAAACCGGAAGGAAGCCCGACCTTTCTCAATTTTCAAAATGGATGATCGCCGATATCCGTCCACTGTTGTGGATTGTGACCATCGGCGGTTTTTTATTGGCATTTTACTGCGTTCACGAGGGGTACACTGGCGCGCTCCCTTGGATCGGTGCCATGGTTGGTCTTCCCTGGACTGCTCATGGTGTAGTGTGCAGCTTTTATCTGAACTTGTGTAAGTCAGATCATCGTGAAGGCGGCATTACCTTTGAAACGGCGAGAGCTTCCAATTTTAATGTGAATATTTCACAGCAGCCGATTGGCTCTGTAGAGAGCCCGGCAATTTAAGGAGGGTGCGTTATGAACGCGGAAATCATTTCAACACTGCTGATGATCGTTGGCGGCGTTACGGTGCTGACGAACATTATCGTTCAGGTGGTTAAGAACATCACTTGGGATAAGATCCCCACCAATCTGGTGGCGTTGATCGTTGCGGAGGCGCTGACGCTTGCTTCTGGAGGGGCCTATGCCTCAATCCATGCGATCACTATTACCTGGTACATGGTGGTAGCAGCCATCGTGGTCGGTTTGATGTCTGCCTACGCTGCAATGTTTGGGTTCGACAAGTTTAAGGAAGTCATCCAGGAGTTGCATAAGAAATCTAACTGATGGGAGGAGTCGACAGTGATCCGTTTCAGACATAAAGGGGATTTTTCCAAGCTGACACGATTTCTGGAAAGAGCAAAGGAAGCGGTTCATCTCGGAGACTTGGACAAGTTTGGTCGAGAAGGGGTAGCCGCCCTCGCATCTGCAACGCCTGTCGACTCGGGCGAAACAGCGTCGTCCTGGTACTACCAGATTGAAAACAAGAATGGGGTCGTAAAGATCTCATTCCATAACTCAAATATTCAAAATGGAGTTCCCATTGCCATCATTCTGCAATACGGACATGGCACGGGGACTGGCGGCTGGGTCCAAGGGAGAGATTACATCAACCCCGCGATCCAGCCTATTTTTGACCAAATCGCAAATTATGCATGGAAGGAGGTCACGAGGTCATGAGCAAGACTATTGATGAACGGATCGTTGAAATGCGATTCGACAACCGCCAGTTTGAACAGAATGTGCAAACCAGCTTGTCCACTTTGGATCGCTTGAAGCGGGGTCTGAATCTGGATGGTGCCACAAAGGGACTGGAAGGTCTGGGTGCCGCCGCTAAGAAATGCGATATGTCCGTTCTCGGAAATTCGGTCGAAACAGTTCGAGCCAAGTTTTCCGCCATGGAAGTCGTGGCCATGACGACCCTTTCCAATATCACCAATTCCGCGGTGAATATGGGTAAGAAGATGGTGTCCGCCCTTACCATCGACCCCATCAAAACCGGTTTTCAGGAATATGAAACCCAGATCGGTGCGGTACAGACCATTCTGGCCAATACATCCCACGAGGGAACAAATCTGCAACAGGTGAATCGTGCTCTGGACGAGCTGAACACTTATGCGGATAAGACCATCTACAACTTCACCGAAATGACGCGGAACATCGGCACCTTCACTGCGGCCGGTGTAAACCTTCGGACCTCTGTAGACTCTATCAAGGGTATTGCCAACCTGGCTGCCATTTCCGGCTCCACCTCTCAGCAGGCGTCTACGGCAATGTATCAGCTTTCTCAGGCGCTTGCCGCCGGTAAGGTTTCTTTGATGGACTGGAACTCCGTTGTTAACGCTGGTATGGGCGGTAAAGTGTTTCAGGATGCTCTGGTTCGTACTTCTGAACTGTTAGGTACTGGAGCACAGAACGCCATCAATATGTATGGCTCGTTCCGAGAGTCTCTTACCAAGGGCGAATGGCTGACGACTGAAGTCCTGACTGAAACGCTGAAACAGTTTGCTGGGGCATACAGCGAGGCGGATCTGATCCAGCAAGGCTTTTCAGAGAAACAAGCTCGTGAAATTGCCCAGATGGCTAAAACAGCCGAAGAAGCTGCTACTAAGGTCAAGACCTTTACTCAGTTATGGGACACTTTGAAAGAAAGTGCCCAGTCCGGGTGGACTGCCACATGGGAGATCTTGGTTGGTGACTTTGAAGAATCAAAAGAGTTGCTGACTGAGATATCCGATACTGTTGGTGGTCTTATCAGCGAGATGTCGAACGCCCGAAATGAACTGCTTTCTGGCGGACTTAGTTCCGGATGGAAGCAGCTACTTAATCAGGGCATCGCTGATGAGGCCGGCTTTATCGAAGAGATTCGGAAAGAGGCTCAGAAAAGTGGAGATGCTTTTGAGAAACTGGCTACTGAGTCAGAGTCCTTTACGGATGCTTTGAAGAAGGGACTGTCGGAAGGTGTCATTTCCTCCGACACTTTGACTAATTCTGTCCATAATCTGCGGGATAAAATGACCACAATGTCTCAGGAAGAGCTTAAGGCAGCGGGTTACACCTCGGAGATGGTCAAGCAGATCAAAGAGTTGGATGACGGACTTCAAAATGGTTCAGTCTCTATGGACGAGTTCGTAGAAAAGATCCTCCGCCCATCGGGTCGTGAGAATCTGATCCAGTCTTTGTGGAATGCGGCTAAGGGGTTGATGAGCGTCATCGCCCCGATCAAGGATGCTTTCCGGGAAATTTTTCCGCCAGCTACTGCTGATCAGCTCTACTCTCTGACAGAGACACTGCGAAAGTTTTCTGAGCGGTTGACCTTATCAACTGAGTCGGCGGATAAGGTGAAACGCACCTTTCAAGGGTTGTTCTCTGTTCTCGACCTTGTCCGGCAAGGTATTATGGCCGTGGTTAATGCCATTCTTCCCATGTCGGGAGGAGTCAGCTCGCTGCTTGATGGTATTCTTACTGTTACAGCGGCTATCGGCGATTTCTTAACTGGAATCAATAAGGCTGCCAAAGAAGGCCGAGTATTTCAGCATATTTCAGAAGGCATTGCTACCGTACTCGGTTTTGTATCTTCTGCTATTCAGGGGTTCTTCGGCCTTTTGTCGAAGACTTTCTCTTTCCCCGGGTTGGAAGGATTTCAGAAGATCCTCCAAAATATTCAGACACGCATTGGGCAAGTGATCGACGCTGTTACCGGTTTAGGCTCTGGTACACGAAAGGCCGCAGGTGAAATGGACTCCGCCATGGAGGGTAGCAAATTCCTCCAGATGCTCCAGGCGATATTTAACGGTGCAAAAACACTTGTTACAGGCATTCTTGATGTCTTTGGAGGTCTGGCCAGCGGTATTGTTGAAGCGCTGAGCGGAGCTGATTTCAGCGGTGCATTGGACCTACTCAATAGTATTTCTCTTGGCGGCATTGCAGTAGGAATCTATAACTTCACCAACGGACTAAAAGATGTGGTGGATGTAGCGGGTTCGATTAAGGAAAGTGTCATTGGTATTCTTGGTGAAGTAAGAGAATGCTTTAATGCTTACCAAAACCAGCTAAATGCGCAGGCATTGCTGAAAATTGCCAGTGCCATTGCTATTTTGGCAGGATCTATCCTGATTATCGCCACAATCGACAGCAATAAGTTGACCGCATCTTTAGGCGCTATCTCAGTCCTGTTTGCAGAATTGATGATCGCCATGGGAGCATTCACCAAGATCAGCGGCCAAATCAAAGGTGTGATCAAAGGAACGACCGCCATGCTGGGTCTTTCCACCTCTATGCTGATTCTGGCCGGCGCCCTTAAAATGATCGCGACATTAGATCCCGAACAGATGGCCACGGGACTTATCGGCATTGCGGGGTTGATGACTGCAATGGTGGTGGCTGTAAGTACACTGGGCAATGGCGGCGCGAAAGTTGTCAAGGGCGCAACTCAGATGGTGATTTTCGCCGGTGCAATCAGAATACTGGCTTCAGCCTGCACCGACTTGGCACAGCTTGACTTTGCGGGTTTGACAAAGGGTCTTATCGGTGTCGGTGCCCTATTGGCTGAGGTTTCACTGTTTATGAACACGGCGAAGTTCAGCGGTAGAGCGATTTCCACGGCTACCGGGATTCTCGTTCTTGCGGGGGCAATGAAGATATTCGCTTCTGCCTGCGAAGATTTTGGACAAATGAATGTGGGCGAGTTGGTCAAGGGACTGGGTTCCATTGGCGTTTTGCTTCTTGAAATTACCGCATTCACCAAGTTGGCTGGAAATGCCAAGGGGCTCACTGCTACTGGCTTCGCTCTCATTGAGATCGGCGCAGCCATGAAGATATTTGCTTCTGCTATGGCTGACTTTGGCAGCATGTCTTTGACCGGAATCGGAAAAGGGTTGCTTGCTATGGGCGGTGCTTTGGCGGAAGTTGCTATCGCAATGAAAGTAATGCCGAAGAACCTGATCGCAACTGGAACTGGGCTTATCACTGTTGGAGCCGCGCTTAATGTTCTGGCGAACGCTCTTAGTAAGATGGGCGGAATGAGTTGGGAGTCCGTTGCAAAGAGTCTTGTTGCAATGGGCGGCGCTTTAGCGGAACTGGCAATCGGACTGAACTTCATGAACGGGACTTTAGCCGGATCTGCCGCAATGCTTGTTGCCGCAGGAGCCTTGGCTGTTTTAACCCCCGTGCTCTTTACGCTGGGTAGTATGAGTTGGGCCTCCATTGCCAAAGGTTTGATTGCTGTTGGCGGCGCCTTTGGGGTGATCGGCACGGCAGGCGCGCTTTTGACGCCATTACTTCCCACTATTCTCGGATTGGGCGGCGCCTTTGCTTTAATTAGCGTTGGTATTGCCGGTCTTGGAGCAGGACTTCTTCTTGTTGGCGGCGGGTTATCCGCCATCGCAGTAGGTATTACGGCCCTCGCTACTTCTTTAGGCGCTGGCGTCGCCGTTATTGTAGCGGGATTGACTTCTATCATCACGGGTATCGCCGCCTTGATCCCCGCTATCGCTCAAAAGCTTGGCGAGGCAGTGGTCGCGTTTGCACAGGTTATTACAAATGGAGCCCCTGCTATTGGCGAGGCTGTTAAAGCTCTGGTGCTTACCATGGTCGATGTTCTGGTAGAGTGTGTACCAGCTATTGCCGATGGAGCGATGGAATTGATCGCCGGAGTATTGGCCGCTTTGGCCACCTATACTCCTCAAATCGTGGATTCTTTGATGGGATTCCTGATTGGATTGATTGATGGCATTGCAAGAAATATGCCTGAACTGATCCAAGCGGCGGTTAATTTGCTGATGTCGTTCTTTACCGGAATTACTTCTGCGCTGACAAGCATTGATACAGACTCGCTGTTAAAGGGGATTGCCGGTATTGGTCTGCTGAGCGGTATTATGGTTGCGCTTGGTGCCCTTGCAGGGTTGATCCCAGGGGCAATGGTCGGTGTTCTCGGTCTTGGCATGGTCATGACAGAGTTGGCTCTGGTACTGGCCGCAGTGGGCGGTCTTGCCCAGATCCCCGGGCTGGATTGGCTTATCAACGAAGGCGGCCAGCTGCTACAGTCTGTTGGCAGAGCCATTGGCGGTTTTGTCGGCGGTATTGTTGGCGGATTTATGGGTGGCGTTTCCAGCGCGTTTCCTCAAATTGGAGCGGACTTGGCGCAGTTTATGGCCAATGTACAGCCCTTTATAGATGGCGCCCGCGGGATCGATTCTTCTCTTCTTGAGGGCGTCAAGGCTTTGGCTGGCGCTATCCTAATTATTACCGGAGTGGATCTTCTGGAAAGTCTGACTTCCTGGCTTACCGGCGGATCTTCCTTGGGGGCTTTTGCTGAGGAGCTTGTTCCATTCGGCGAGGCCATGATGAAATTTTCCAACACCATTTCTGGTTTGGACGGAAATCTGGTCAGCACCGCAGCTATTGCTGGGAAAACACTGGCCGAGATGGCTGCCACTCTGCCCAATAGTGGCGGCGTAGCAGGGTTCTTTGCCGGAGACAACGATATGGGCGTGTTCGGTGAGCAACTCGTTGGCTTTGGCGAAAGTATGATGGGATTCTCCAAAAGTATCAGAGGTCTTGATGCTGATGCAGTGTCTAATGCCGCTACGGCCGGAAAGGCTTTGGCCGAGATGGCGGCTACTTTGCCGAATAGTGGTGGAGCAGTTGATTTCTTTACCGGAGAGAACGACCTGGACACCTTTGGAGAAAACCTTGTCCCCTTTGGGGAAGCCATCAAATCCTATTCCGACGCGGTCAAGGGTTTGGATGTGGATGCGGTGACCAATTCCGCTATCGCAGGTAAGGCTATGACTGAGCTTGCTTCCACACTTCCAAATGTAGGTGGTGTTGTGGATTTCTTTGCCGGGGGTAATGATCTCTCTACATTTGGTACTCAGCTTCTGAGTTTCGGATTGTCTATGCGAGCGTACTCCACGGCAGTTAAAGGAATAGATGCCGATGCAGTAAACAGTTCGGCTATTGCGGGAAAGACACTTGCTGAACTTTCCAACACATTGCCCAACACAGGTGGTTTGGTAGCATTCTTTACCGGGGACAACGATCTGGAATCTTTTGGAGACCAGTTAGTTCCGTTCGGTGAGGCAATGAAGGCTTACTCCGATAGTGTTGCCGGTTTGGAGTCCGAAGCGGTCGTGGCATCTGCCACTGCGGCAAAAGCTCTTGCCGAACTTCAAAATACCCTGCCAAACATCGGCGGTGTTGTGGACTTCTTCACTGGTGGAAACGATCTTGAGACTTTCGCCAATGGTCTTACACCTTTTGGCGAGGGGATGAAAGCCTATTCCGATGCAGTGAGCGGCATGAACCCGGAAGCTGTTATTGCTTCGGCCACCGCAGCTCAGGCACTATCAGAACTGCAAGCGACTCTACCCAATATGGGTGGTGTCCTTGAGTTCTTTACCGGAGGAAATGATCTTAGTGCATTTGCAAATGGTATTATTCCCTTCGGTCAGGCTATGAAGTCCTATGGAGAAGCGGTTGCTGATATTCGCCCTGAGGCGGTCGAGGCTTCTGCTACAGCAGCTATGGCTTTGGCCCGTCTTCAGTCGGTGCTACCCAATGTCGGTGGTATTGCATCATTCTTTACAGGCGGTACCGATCTTGACGCATTTTCCGAGGGTATTATCCCCTTCGGCGACGCTATGCTGAAGTATAGTAATGCTGTGGCCGGTGTAAATCCTGGAGCAGTAGAAGCATCTGCTATAGCTGCTCAGTCTCTTGTGCAACTTCAGACTTCCCTCCCCAATGTAGGCGGGGTCGTGACATTCTTCACCGGAGGAAACGATCTGGCTCTATTTGCGGCGGGCATCATCCCCTTTGGACAGGCCATGTCGCAGTACAGCAATGCTGTTGCGGGGATCAATCCGGAAGCGGTAACAGCATCTGCTGTGGCGGCTCAGTCCCTTGTTCAACTTCAAAATGCTCTCCCGAATGTGGGAGGGGTTATGACATTCTTCACCGGAGGAAGCGATCTTGCCACATTTGCGGCAAATATTGCCCCGTTCGGTGACGCTATGCTGAATTACAGCAATGCCATAGCCGGTGTAAATCCGGAGGCAGTTACCGCATCGGCTTCCGCTGGACAGGCTCTTGTGGAGCTGTCCAAGACACTTCCAAGTACAAATGGTCTTTTGACATTCCTTACCGGTGGAACGGACCTAAGTACATTTGGGAACGATCTTACGATATTTGGAGAAGACTTGTCTGCATATGCAAGCGCCATTGCGAGTGTACAGCCTGAAGCAGTAGCGGCCTCGGCTAACGCTGCACAAGCACTGTCCAATCTGGCAACGGGGTTACCGGATAGCAGCCTCTTTGACAAATGGTTTGGTGGAGACCAGACCTTGGCATCATTCGGAAATGAGATCTCCAAGTTTGGAGCATCCATGCAGGACTATTACAATGAGATCTCCGGTATTGATATCGGTCAAATGTCCAGTGTGGTAGCTCAAGTTTGGGATCTTTTGGCTTTGGCAGAGGGCGTGAACGGCCTTAATACTTCTGGTCTGACTAACTTTGCTAACAGCATGAAGAAAATGGGTGATGCTGGCGTCAGCGGATTTGCCGATGCTTTCCGAAACTGTGGCGACACGATCAACGGCGCCGTGAATAGTATGCTGTCTACGGTCAGTGTTTCCATCACGGCGAATGTTTCTACAGTCAATTCTGCTATGGGCACTCTGGTAGATGCTATGGCAGAAATCGTAGATGGCAAAGTGATTGTCATTCAAAGAGCGATGGGTGATATGATGACGGACATGTGTTCCACCATCACATCTTCTTCCGGAGCATTTCGGACCGCCATGGGGACAGCACTTAATGGTTCCCTCAGTGAGATCAACCGCATGAAGGCGGATTTCACTGTAGCCGGTCAGAATGTTGGGCAGGGCTTTGTCATCGGCATCCGGTCCAAGTTGAGCAGTGCATCTTCTGCGGGCCGAAGTCTGGGTCTGGCCGCATTGAATGCGGCAAAGAGGGCTCTGGACAGCCATTCACCTTCCAGAGAGTTTATTCACTTAGGTGAGAACATGGGCGAGGGTTTGGCAATCGGCGCAAAGAACAGCATTGTCCCTGCTACTCAGGCCACATCTAAAATGATTGGTGAGGTCATTAAAGTCAGTTCCAAGGGCGTGAAGGCCTTTGAGGACTGGGCCAGTGAGAAGAAGTATTATGGTGAGCTGAGCCTAAAGGATGAGCTTGCCGGGTGGGAGAACCTGCAAAAGAAGTATCGGGCAGGCAGTGAAGAGCGAATCAAGATCGACCGAGAGGTCTATCGGATTCAAAATGAGCTGGTGTCGTCCACCTATCAGGCTTCTCTTAACTGGATCGAAGAGGAGAAGTATTACAAGCGTTTGAGCACTGAGGAAGAGCTTGCCGCTTATGAGCGGATGCAAAAGCGCTATCTGGCAGGCAGCGAAGAACGCAAGAAAATCGACCGTGAGATATTTAGTCTGCGAAACCAGTTGATGGAAGAGTCCTATCAGAAGTCCATGAATTGGATTGAGGAAGAAAAGTATTACGGTCGAATGAGCCTGGCCGATGAGCTTGCGGCCTATAAGCGAGTGCAGAGTCGGTACGCGGCTGGCACTGAAGAGCGCAAGAAGATGGATCGTGAGGTCTATCGGCTGGAGAAAGAGATCTATGAAGCCCAGAAGCAATATATTGCCGATGTGGAAAGCGTACAGCAGTCTGCCAATCAACGACGGATGCAGCTTGAACAGGAGTACGCCGACAAGGTGCGCTCAATCAATGCGCAGCTGGAACGGGATATTCAGTCACTGAATGACCAGTATCAGAATGCAGTGGAGTCCCGAACCAAGAGCCTTTATCAGTCTTACGGCCTCTTTGATGAGGTGACGAAGAAGGAAGAGGTCAGCAGTGAAACATTGATGCAAAATTTGGAAGGCCAGGTTCAGGAATTTGGCGAATGGCAAGATATTCTTGGTCAGCTTTCCGGAAGAGGCGTTAGTGCAGAACTGATTGGTGAGCTTCAGGAGATGGGCCCGTCGGCAATCGCAGAGATCAAAGCCCTCAATTCGATGAGCGACGACGAGCTGGAGAAGTATGTCTCCCTTTGGTCTATCAAACACGCTCAAGCCAGAGATCAGGCCACTTCTGAGCTTGAAAGTCTTCGTATTGAGACGCAGAAAAACATTGCGCAGCTTCGTGATGACGCCGCTGTTGAATTGGAGGCATATCGCGAAACTTGGCAGGCGGAAATGGCCCAGTTGGAAGCGGATACCAGCAGTCAGCTTGAGGCTCTCCGCAAGGAATTTTCTGAGAAAGTCGGTCTTATCAAGAAAGACACCGAAGGCCAAATGGCCGAGATGACAGAGGTCGCTAAGAAAATCCTGGCCGAAGCAGGATGGACAGAGACTGGACAGCAGATCCCGGCAGGGCTTGCCGAAGGCGTGGCTCAAAGTAAATCCACTTTCATCAATGAACTGACCAGTATGGCGCTGTCTGGCGTGAAAGCGGTAAAGAGTGCACTGGCAATCAATTCTCCTTCCCGGGTATTCCGCGAGCTTGGTAACTTCACCGGTTTGGGCTTTGTAAAGGGCATCTCTGATTACGCTCAGAAATCCTATGCTGCCGGAGCTGGTATTGCCGATTATGCAACGGATGGACTTTCCAATGCCATGTCCACTGTGACCGATCTACTCAATGGGGATGTGGAAGCACAGCCTACGATCCGGCCGGTGCTTGATCTTACCGACCTTTCCAGAGGAGCAGATCAGATTGACAGCCTGTTCTATCCTCGGAGATCTATTGGTCTTGTAAGTCAGGCAAGTCTGGCTTTTCAGGAGTCAGGCCGAAATAACGGAATGACAATCAATGTAGACAATGGCGATATTGTGGAAGAGCTTCGTTCTCTGCGAGAGGATATGGCCGACATGATGGATCGGATGAAGCGAATGCAGGTGGTTATGGATACTGGCAGGTTGGTCGGTGAATTGGCCGAACCTATGGACAACGCCCTCGGACAGAGGGTTACACGAAAAGGAAGGGGGAACTAAGCTTTGTACCATTCGGTTACCTTTGGGGATAAAAATACCTGGGACGATTGGCGGCTTGTTCCCGCCTCCCGGCCAGTTTTCAATCCCCCAGCTCAGAAAGTGAAGACACTGGCGATCCCCGGTGGGGATGGGGTGATCGATTTATCCCACTCTCTCACCGGGTACCCGGTGTATCAGAACCGGACCGGCTCGATCGAATTCATTGTGATGAATGACTTCAAGCCCTGGCACATGGCCTATTCCGATATTATGGACTTTCTGCACGGGCAGAAACTTCGCGCTGTGCTGGAGGACGACCCTGAGTATTTCTACGAGGGGCGGTTCACGGTAAATGCCTGGAAATCAGAAAAAGACTGGTCTCGTATTGTCATTGACTATGATGTGGGTCCCTACAAGTGGTCGCTTCTTTCTTCTACAGACGACTGGCTGTGGGACCCCTTCAATTTTCAAAATGGTGTGATCCGGCCTGCTTTGTTTCGGAATATCGCCGTAACCACAGTAAAAAAGATGCTCAAGCTGGACGCTGCACTTTTTGGTAGGGCTCCGGTTTGTCCTCAGTTCTTCGTGAGCAGTTCGGATAAACGCGGTGTGCACATTCGATTTGTCAATCCCACGCTTGGACTGGATGAGACAAAACTGCTTACTGACGGGACAATTCAATTCCCTGAGTTTGTGTTCTTCGGCGATCATGGCGCAACATTAGAGCTGTGGTGTGATACAGGGACTGGTACAGTTTCTGTAGATTTCAGAGTTGGGAGGTTGTAACCAATGTATAGCATTTATGCGGACGGTGTATGCATCTATAACGATGTATTTTCACTGGATAACATGAAGGTTATCGACCCAAAACTGATACTGGAAGACAGCGCTGCCGGCTCTTTGGAAATGACGCTCCCCCATACTAATGTTGTTTACAACACTCTTGTTCGTATGACTACGGATATTTCAGTCAGAAAAAACGGAGAAGAGATTTGGGCGGGGCGAGCGCTTTCGGAGAATAAGGATTTCTGGAACAATCGGGTGATTTACTGCGAGGGTGAATTAGCATTCTTTAATGACAGCGTTCAGCCTCCAGCCGAGTATTCCGGAAAATCCATTCGTGAGTATCTGGAAAAGTTGATCGAGGTTCACAATTCACAGGTTGGCGCCAATCGTCAGTTTACTATCGGGGCGGTAACGGTAGTGGATGAGAATTTTCCCACTTACTACACCAACTACGAGAAGACCATGAAACAGCTCAACGCCTTGGTGGAGACTTATGGCGGTCATCTTCGGATCAGGAAAGTGGATGGAGTACGGTATTTGGATTATCTGAAAGAGTATCCCGATACTTGCAGTCAGGTCATCCAATTTGGTTCCAATCTAATCGACTTCACCCGTAACTGGGATTCCACGGAGTATGCTACGGCCATTGTTCCATTGGGTAATCGTCTGGATAAAAGCCCTATCGAAGCGCTGGATGCCTATTTGACGGTGGAAAGTGCGAACAATGGAAGCCTTTATGTTCAGTCGGACGAGGCTGTGAAGAACTATGGATGGATCGTGAAAACGGTTACCTGGGACGATGTGAGCGACCCGGCAGTTCTACTGGAGAAGGCCAAGGAGTATCTGGCCGATCTTCAGTTTGATAATCTTGAACTGGAACTAAGCGCTTTAGATTTGCACTATTTAGATGTGAACACTGAGGCCGTCAAACTTCTGGATGAGATTCGGGTCATTTCCCGCCCCCACGGTTTAGACCGAATGTTTCCCGTTACCAAACTGGAGATACCTCTGGATAAACCGGAGAACACCCAGTTCAAAATGGGGGACTCTGTGCAGGTCAGTCTCACCAGCGTCAACAATCAGACCAATGATGAAGTGCTCAATAAGATTGAAAAACTCCCCAAGGCGCACGCAATTCTCGAACAAGCTAAGGAAAACGCCACGGAAATCATGAACATGGCTACCACGGGTTATATCACGATCACACGGGATGAGCATGGCTCAGACACGCTTTATATTTCCAATCTCAGAGACTACACCAAGGCCGACAAGCTTTGGAAATGGAATATGAATGGTCTGGGTTACTCCAATGATGGTGGAAAAACTTATGGCTTGGCCATCACTATGGACGGATCTATCGTAGCCGATTACATCACGACTGGTGTCCTGAACGCGAATGTGATTCGCGCCGGCGTTCTGAAAGACTATGACGGAAATTTCAGTCTGGACTTTGAAAGCGGAAAGCTGACCATGAAGAAGGGGTCTATCAATATAGGCGGTAACTTCATCGTGGATGAACAGGGAAACCTGACTGCCCGAAGAGGTACATTTGCCGGGACACTGGCCAGCGCCAAGGGAACTTTTGGTGGTACGGTTCAGGCTGAAGACTTTCTGGACAAGTACGGCAACAGTATGCTGGATATGGCAAAGGAGAAGTTCACCGCCGGATATTTGGATCTGTACGGATTAACTGTGACCAATAAGAACACCGGAGCAGTAACATTTGCAGTCGGTCCCACTGGACATATTTCTATCAATGGCCAAATCACGATGGGGGCTGGGAGTACGATCAACTGGGCCAATATCAGCAATACCAATCTTTCCAGTAATCCGGCTTATCAGAAGGCTGTCGATGCTCAAAATATGGCCGATGAGGCCTATACAGAGGCAGAAGCAGCTTATAGTCGGGCTAATAAGGCCTATAAATTGGCCAATTCGATTGAAATTCCTGCTTACATCAAATCGACATATATTGACTCTACAAGGATTCAATCCCCAGTTATTGAGGGTGGAGAGTTCTATGGCAGCGAGTTTAATATTATTGCCGGTGGAGACTATGGAAGTTTGAATTTGTACGGGCCTTATGGCAGCTCTCGTTTTCACATGTTTACCATTGACTACTACGAAGGCGATGCTCCGTATATCGACATTTATAGCCCGTGCGGCGGATATATTACTATTGGTCAAAGTAGGCACGGTATTGTATTTTTCGATGGAATCGTAGATTTCAGCAATGCTGAAGTTCGTGGTTTGACTACAACATAGGAGGAGCAATGCTATTGTGAAGAAGACACTGAAAAATTCCAGTGTGGCTGAGATGCTTCAACAGCTCCGGCCGCTTTTGTCTCATCGGGATAAGATCGGTTATGTGGCCGCACGGAACTTCCGCATCCTGTCCAACTCTTTGACGGAATATGAGACCATTCGCCGCAGCCTGATCGAGAAGTATGGCACGGAGGAGACGGACCCGAAGACGGGCCAGCCTGTCATCAGCATCAAAATGGATTCACCGAATTTTAAGCAGTTTTGTGACGAGTTAGCTCCATTCAATGAGATGGAACACGAAATCGAGCTTATGGTGGCGAAGTACCATGATGCGATTGGCTGTCTTACCGGAGAGGAGATCCTGAGTATTGATTGGATGTTGGAAGATTAGAAAGGGGTGAGTTGACTTGGCTGATATCAGCAGTTTTCTAAAGAAAATTAAGGAAGCAATTTATGGCGAAGAGGTGCGTGGTTCCATTCACGACGCCCTGGCTGCCATGAATGAAGAGTCTTCCAGCGCGATGGAGTTTGCGGCTACAGCCAAAGACTCTGCCGCTGCTTCTGCGGAAAAAGCAAAGGGTGAGGCTGATACCGCCGCCAAGAAGGCTGCGGAGGCCTTAAATTCCGCAGGAAATGCCGCCCAATCTGAGGCAAATGCTAAGGCATCTGAGTTGACTGCGAAGCAATACTCAGACAATGCCGACGCCGCTGCCAATCGTGCTAAGGAGTCGGAGACAAACGCCGCTAATTCGGAGGCGGTCGCTCTTCAAGAGTCCCGTGAGGCAGAAGAGTCCAAAAACGCCGCTGCACTTAGTGAGGCCGAAGCAAAGGCTGCTGAGGAACGAGTTAAGGCGGTAAAGAATGAAGTGGAAATCGCTGGCGCACAGGCTACGGCAGACGCTAAAGCGGCGCAGGATGCTAAAGCTGCTGCTGAGAGTGCCCGGGACAGCGCCAAGACCAGCGAGACCAACGCCAGAAATTCTGAGATTTCTGCACAGCAGTCGAAAGATACTGCGGAGAATGCTAAGAATGCGGCTCAGGAGGCAAAGCAGAGCGCAGAAGATGACGCGCTTGCTGCCGCTCAATCCAAGAAGGACGCCGAGGCTGCTAAGTTGGCCGCAGAACAGGCCCGGGATTCCGCAGAGGAAAAAGCAATCGAAGCTGCCGGAAGCGCGGATAAAGCGGAGCAATACAGCGGTAAACCGCCCAAACCTCAAAATGGAACATGGTGGATCTGGAATGCTGATACCGGTGAATATTACGACACCAAGATCAGCTGCGAGCTGCAAGGCCCTGTTGGAAATGGCATCAAGGATATTCAACTGACCAGCGGCGACCATTCTCCCGGCACGACGGATGCGTACACCGTCCATATGACGGATGGGTCGACTTATTCCATTTCGGTCTATAACGGATTGAACGGCACGGGCGCAGGCGATGTATTGGGGATTACCTTTGATTTAGTTCTCCCCGTAAGCGGATGGAAAGATGGAGCCATCACTGTCGCCGACAATCGCTTGCTTGCTTCAGCTACCTATAAATACCTTTTAAGCGTGTATGACGCCAGTAAGGATGAGTTCATGGAATGCAGCGTGCAGCCCAAGGACATCACCACTTCTGGCGTCCTTTCTTTTACCTGTGAAATCGAGCCATTAAAAGACATCACCATCAATCTGATCCGGCTTGAGTTATCTGGTAATGGAGCTGCTCAATGAGGAGGTGAGATCTATGGAGATCGCAGTGAAAGAAACTTATGCCCATCTGGTCAAGGATGAGAGTTTGATACAGAACTCCAACAAGCTCTATATTGTGGAGTTCCACTTTGACCAGAGTTGGGATGGTTATGCCAAATCGGCTATCTTTGAAGCCGGCGGCGTACAGCAGCCGCCTGTGGCGTTGACGGATGACCGGTGCATTATTCCAACCGAGTGTTTGAAGCGGGCCGGAATCAATCTCAAAATCGGAGTTTCCGGCATTAAGGATGGGGTTCAGAAAGACACGGTATGGTGTCTGGCCAGTAAAATCATGTACGCGCTTGATCCCACGCAACTGATGCCACCCACTCACATCGACGGAGATGTGAAGGCCCAGATCCTTGAGGTCATCCGGGAAAATACTGCTACGGATGCAGAGGTTCAGGAAGTCCTTGACAATGCATTCCAGTCTTCCTGGATACCTCCCGAAGATCCTGAGGCTCCAGGCAATACCGCCACCAACGAAGAGGTGGAGGACATTCTCGATGATGTTTTCGGCGATACGCCGTAAACAAATATTTTTAAGGAGGACATATTTATGTCTAAGCACACTACTCTCGAACAGCTGAAGCTTCTGGCTCAGCGCACCAAGGGTGAGATTGGCAAGGTCGAAGCCAAGTCTCTGGTAGGCGTTAAGGTCAATGGCGTTGCCCTGGCCATTGCCGACAAGATGGTGGACATTCTGATCGCTTCTGGTGCTACCAACGGCACTCTGTCTGTTGCCGGCAAGGATGTTGCGGTGACGGGTCTGGCTGCTCTGGCCTACAAGGCTCAGGTTTCTGAGGCCGATCTGGATGCCGCTCTGAAGGCTATTCTGGACGGCAAGGCTTCCGGCGCCGATCTGGCCACTCTGATCGGTAAGGATGCTGGTAAGAGCGCCCGTACCATCGCCAACGAGGAGCTGGCTGCTCAGCTGATTCCCGAGGGCGCCCAGGAGGCTCTGAATACTCTGACTGAGATTGCTCAGTGGATTCAGGATCACCCCAATGACGCTTCCGCGATGAATGCTGCCATCACCAAGCTGAACGGTATCGTTGCCGGTATTGGTGGTGACGAGGACGAGTACGCCACCGTAATGGCCGCCATTGAGGGCAAGATCACTGCCGCGCTGAAGGATATTGCCTCCGGTGCGACTAAGGTGGAGAAGTCCGAGGTCAACGGCAACATCAAGATCAATGGTCAGGAGACCGTGGTCTATACTCACCCTGCCGCTGAGGCGGTTGAAGCCGGCTTTAAGAAGGTCGGTAAGGATAATCAGGGTCATGTGGTCCTCGGCGCTGATGTGACCAAGGAGGATATCGTTGCTCTCGGCATCCCCGCACAGGACACCACTTATCAGCCTGCTACCAGCCAGGCAAATGGTCTGATGTCCAAGGAGGACAAGATCAAGCTGGACAGCATTGAGGTTGCGACTGATGAGGAAGTTACCAAGATGCTGGATGAGGTCTTTGGCGCTGCTGTTGGCGCCTGATAACCGCGGAGGGGGATGGGGCGTTCCTGTCCCCCTCTTATTTTTTCGGAAAGGAGCTCTAACATGGCAGAGAACAAAGCCACAACCTTAGAGCAGTTGCGGGCTCTGGCAGAAAGGGGAAAACTCGATACCCTGAACCGCGTCGACCAGCTTTTAGAGTCGATCATTCCTCTGCTGGAGGGCGCACAGCATAGCGGTACTACCGTTACTCTGCCGGCCGAGAACTGGAGCGGCAGAGCTCAGACTGTAAAGGACAATATCCTTTTGGCTGACGAAAAATACTGGTATATTGTGTGCGCTGACGCAGATTGCTTTATGGCAGTCAGCGAGACTGGCGTGAAAGCTGACAATATCACCGTTAACGGTCAGGTCACCTTTCACTGCGAGGTAACTCCAACGGAAAATCTGACCATTTATATTTTGCGACTGGAGGTCGAGCAGAATAATGAGTAATGCAAACGTCGGCAAGGTCTTTAATATGACCGGCGGCAGCGGCGGAGGCGGTACTCTGAGGCTGGAGACCCTGACAATTACCAAGCTGCCCAAAAAGACCATCTACAAGTCCGGAGAGTCCTTTGACCCCACGGGTATGGTCGTTACTGCGGGCTATGGGTATGGTCTCACTTCGGATGTGACTGGATATTCCGTGTCTCCCCAAGTCCTTACGGATGGGGTGACGGAGGTGGTTATCACCTATACCGAAGGCCGCATCACCAAGACGGCAAGTGTGCCGGTTACTGTGCAGAAGGTGCTGGTATCCATTGCCGTTACCAACAACCCCTCTAAGATGGTCTATCACTATCTGGAGGAATTTGCCCCTGCGGGAATGGTGGTCACTGCCAAATTCTCGGATGACTCTACGGAGGAGATTTCGGGATACACCTATCCCAAGACCGCTTTCTCTACTTTGGGGAGCCGTCCAGTGGAGATCGGTTATACCTATGAGGGCGTGACCAAGACCACCAGCTTGAATGTCACAGTCAACCCCATTGAGGTGGCTGTCCCTGTTCAAAATGGAGTCCTTACCTATGACGGGACTGGCAAAACTCCGTCCTGGACTATGTATGATCCGTCGAAGATGAGCATTTCCGGCACGACCACCGGTGTAAACGCTGGAACCTATTCCGCACGGTTCAACCTGTCGTATGGGTATCAGTTCCCCGGCGGTTTGGACGAAGCCACGGTTGAGTGGATCATTGACCGGGCGGTCATCGCTTCTCTTCCGGTGCAGAACAATGTGCTGGCGGCCAATGGCAAACCGCAGTCTCCCACCTGGGATAACTACAACATCAGTCAGTTGACCATTGGTGGAGACCGGTCTGGAACTGACGCTGGCGATTACAAAGCCACATTTACTCCTACCGCCAACTACAAGTGGTGGGACGGCTCCATTGAGGCCAAGGAGGTCAAGTGGACGATCACCAGCGTTATTGTTCCCATTCCTACGCAGAAGGGTTCGCCGATCTATACGGGAGCGCCCCAGACACCGGAATGGGATAACTTTGACCAGGTAAATTCCAAAGTGCAGGTGACTGCGCAGACCAACGCCGGTACCCACTCCGCCACATTTATTCTTCTGAAGGGTATGTGGTCGGACGGTTCTACGACCAATAAGACCGTTCAGTGGAGCATCGGTCGAGCTTCTATCGCCAAAGTTCCCGCCCAGAGCGGAGCTTTGAAGTATGATGGAAACCCTAAGACTCCAGTGTGGGACGCCAATTATGATCCGAACAAAATGACGGTATCTGTAGAGGCGAAGGTCAACGCCGGCACAGGGTACACTGCGGCCTTCACGCCGGATTCCAACCATCAGTGGTGGGACGGTACGGTGGACGCCAAGACTGCCACCTGGGCCATTGGCAAGGGCGACAATGTGATGACGGTTTCTCCAGCATCTATTACTCTGAATATGAGCGCCAGAAGTGCTCGTTTTACGGTAACTCGTAAGGGTGATGGTACCATTACTGCTACTTCTGATAATAACAATGTTGCTACTATCGGGAGTATCAATCAGCAGAGTGGAGAAATTGTAGTCAACAGTGTACGCGATACCAGCGGAACTGCTACAATCACCGTTAAGGTAGCCGAAGGAAGCAATTACCTTGCTCCTGCAAATAAGACAGTTTCGGTTAAGGCCAGTTTCCGGGAATATCTGTATGGTTTTGACCTGAACATCAATGACAGCAACCCCGCAACCCGTGTCAGTTACCCATCTGATGTGGAGAACAAGAACTTTGCCGCAGCGAGGATGAATTTTGGCGGGGCATTCAGCTACGGCGGATGGGATAGCACCCCGGGCAAAAAGTTTATGCCTCGGCCCTGTATGCTCCGGTTTGATGGAACGGTCGCCTACTATCTGAACCCCAACGACTACACAAAGAAAGAGAACGGAACTCCTTCTGATATTTCCAATGTGAGCTTCCAGGGCAATGCCATGATGGAGTGGCCCAAGATCTATGTGAAGCGTTGGGAATCCAGTGGCGTCTTCCACTTCCGCTGTTCTGATGTCAAGGTAGACAACAGTTATGAATGCTGGTGTAACTATGACAAGAACAACCGGGAGATCCCGCATTTCTACACTCCGATCTTCTTTGGCGGCAAGGACTCTTCCAACCGTCTGCGCTCTATTAGTGGCCTAAGCAACTTTGTCAGAAACACCGCTCAGACAGAGGTCACCTATGCCAAGAACAACGGCGCCGATATCTGGTACACCGAGGTTCTGGCAGACCGTATGCTGATCAACGACCTGCTGACCATGATGTTCAAGAGTACGAACCTTCAGGAGACTGCTGGCTACGGTGTTTGCAATGCCGGCTCTGCTATTCAGCCGGGCAGCATGAATACCCGCGGCATGTTCTGGGGCAGCAATGATAAGACCTCTGGCGTGAAGGTCTTTGGTATGGAGAACTGGTGGGGTAACATCTTCCGCCGCATCGCCGGTTGGTGTATCAGCGGTGGTACCCAGAAGGTGAAGATCACCAGAGGTACCAAAGATGGTACGACCGTTGGCGACTATAATTTCGATGGTAACGGCTATAAGACAATCAGCGGCGTGAGCCTGACCGGAAGCGGCTATATCAGCAAGATGAAGACTGAGCCTTTCGGACGCTTCCCGATGGAAGCCAGCGGTTCCACCACGACCTTTGAGGCCGACTATGTGTGGGCTGATAGCGGTAGCGGGTATTATGCCTTTGTCGGTGGCCGCTGGAACGTTGACCTGAATTGTGGTCCGTTCTACGCCAATCTGTATATTGTTCCGTCGTATACGAACGCCTACGTTGGCGCGGCCCTCTCTTGTAAACCGCTTGCCGCGGCGTAAGCCGCGTAAAGGAGAGGACGGGAGAACCTTGGGTCTCCGGGAAAATGAACTTCAAAATAGGGGTATGCACTGCGAGCGTGCCTATGTCGGTGGCAACTGGAACAATGACCTGAATTGTGGTCCGTTCTACGCCAATCTGTATAATGATCCGTCGAATACGAACACCAACATTGGCGCGGCCCTATCTTATCCCGTGATATTTTTAATGCAGTGCATATCGCTGCTGAACGCAGTAAGGGGAGGGAGTCGTATCCCCCCCTTCCTCACCGCTTGGTGAAAATTAACTCGGTGCAAGCACCCGTTAGTATCTGAAAGAGGCTGAACGCGGGTGAGAGGATAAGAGAATTATGAAATCCTATAGACACTTGTTTGAAATCTGCATATCAAAAGAAAACCGCCGGCGAGCAATCAAGAACGCCAAAGAGTCCAAGCGAATCCGAAAAATGATCCGCAGACGACACCTCTCGGATGATGCACTGCTGGATGAGTCCTATCAATGGATCATCAACTACAAGAATGCGGAGCATGTTCCGAGAGTTATACAAGACGGTATCCGGCACAAGGAGCGCGTTATCATCGTGCCGACGCTGGAGGAACTGATCGTACAGCACTGTGTCGTACAGGCTTTGCGAGAGATGTTCTGGACAGGTATGTACCAACATACTTACGCCAGCATTCCGAGAAGAGGCGCCCACAAGGCAAAGAAGGTTATTGAAAAGTGGATCGATAAAGAATCCGGTACCATGAAGTACATTCTCAAAATGGATATCCGGCATTTCTTTGACACTGTTCCTCACAGCATCTTAAAGGCTAAATTGGCCCGCAAGATCCATGACGAGCAGATGTTGGATCTATTATTCAAGATTATTGATGTGACTGATGTGGGACTACCGCTGGGATTCTATACTTCGCAATGGCTCTCTAACTGGTATTTACAGGAGATGGATCATTACATCAAGGAGCACCTTCATGCGAAGAAGTATATGCGGTACATGGACGACATGATCGTCTGTAATTCAAACAAGAAAACGCTGCACCAAATCAGGCTTGCCATCTCGGAATATCTCGGCTCGGAACTCGGGCTTGAGCTAAAAGGTGATTGGCAGGTCTTTCGATTTTCCTATACCGTAAAGGGAGAAGACCGAGGACGCCCCCTCGACTTTATGGGCTTTCAGTTTTACAGAAACCGAACCGTGCTGCGGCGCAGTATTATGCTGAAAGCAACACGGAAAGCCCGCAAGATCCATAAGAAACCATTTCATGGACGCAAGCCGACCGTACATGATTATCGACAAATGATGTCTTATTTTGGGTGGATTGACTGCACTGATACCTACCGAATGTACCAGAAGCACATCAAACCAAGGGTGTCATTTCGGGCGATGAGGCGTTACATTTCAAAATGTGACAAACTCAACGAAAGAAGAGTGTATGAACAGCTTGTGCGACTATATTTACCGGGAGGAGGAAAACGAAGTGGAACCCACTTATATTCACGCCGAAAGCGCGGTGCGACCGCAGACCCTTGAGGTCGGCATTACAACTGTTTATTTGCGTCGCAATATTGTTGAGACGCAGAAAGCTGATATGGAGGGGAAACCTCCTGTAACTGTTTTCACCTATGAAGAGGCTCAGCTTACCAAAGATGAAGCACTATTTGTTCTTGCAGAGAATCAGATTGGGCTTTCCAAAGCTGTAGCGGACGCTGACGGCATGAATGTCGATCAGGAATATCGCCTGACCATGCTTGAGCTTGGTCTTACGGTATAAATAATCAAACAAGAAAGGAATGGAAAATCACTATGCTGTACAGAACTTTGAAGCGCATGATCGAGAGAGGCCAGACGGAGGGTATCGAGACGAAGCTTGATATTTTCTATGCCGCTGACAAAATCAGCGAGAGCGAGTATCAGGAACTGCTTGGTATGCTGAGTCCTAAAGCCTAAGCTTTCCAATTTTGCCTGTTTGAAGGAGGTTGGATGATGGCGGAAGAAAGGAAACCCACCTCGACAAAGGTGGGTGATCGGTTAACATGATCGGCTATATCGAGTACCTAAACATACCTATCGCTTTAGGTCTGGCCATTATCGGCGTATTTTTGATCATGCAGATCGTTGGCGAAATTTTGGAGTTTAAGGGAAAGGTCGTTCCCGAGTTCGTTAAGATCAGAAAGTATTTTGCTCGGAAGAAGCAGGAACGACAGACTATGCGTGAAATGTCCACGACTATTCACGATGTGAAGACCGTGTTGAACAGCGTGGAATCCCATTACAGCGAAGACAATATCGCCAAGCGTGACGCCTGGATGAAATGGGTAAATGATAGAGCAGTGGTGTACGATCAGTCCATTGAGGTTCTGAAAGAAGAAATGGATAAGAACACCAAAATCACCATGTCTCTCTACATTGAAAGCAAGCGCAGCTCAATCATAAGCTTTGCCTCGTACTGCGTTTGCCCCGATAACCCCGTGACCAGGGAGCAGTTCAAGCGAGTCTTTCGGCTCTATGCTGAATATGAGGAGATCATCAAAGACAACGATCTTCAAAATGGAGAAGTGGACATCGCTATTCGCATCATCCGAGAAGCGTATGAAAACCACTTGAGAAACGGGTCGTTTGTCGAGGATGTTCGCGGATACTGAGGCGATCAATCCGGTCTCTGTTCCTGTATCTAAAGCGGCAGAACGGTGTAAAAAGAGGTGTAGGAGAGTCGATTATTCCTCGATTACTCCTACACCTTGACCGTTTTTGCCCCGGAATTACGGGATAATTGGTTTTTACCATAGAAACTAACTACGCTTTTACCCGCTTCTAAGTGCTGTTAACCGCTGTAATACCAATGGTTTTTAGAACAGATAAGAGTAGTTAAAAGCGGGTAAGTGTAGGTAATTCATATATTATTTCTGTACCATTCGTACAACCGTATTCCTACACTTCTTGGTGTGGTTGGTTTTATTTCTACACCTATACTCCTATACTGAAAGCGAGCTTGGCAAGGTCTATTTTATTTTCTCAATCTCCTCTCGAAGCCAAGCAAATTCGCGGCGAGTGTAGACCTTTTCTGTGATGTCGGAGATCTTGTGACCTACCATATATTTGATGGCATACTCATCCACCCCATAGCGTTTTGCCATGGTCACAAAGTGGGTGCGACCATCGTGAGGACGGTGCTCGGGGTTTAGTTTCAATTCATCACGGATACGCTCGAAGGCCTTTTGATACCGAGCATAGGTCAACTCAAAGTTCTTCTTGTTTCGATTGTTGGGGTCTGCCCAGTTAAGCAGATACGGGCTTCCGATTGCTTCTGCTTCTCGATACTTTTTGAGTACCAGGTCCTGAATACGGGAATGAATGGGGACAACACGATTCTCACCGGCATCCGTCTTCATGCCGCCTTGAAATGTCCAGTTCTCTAAATTCACATCCTTTAATTCCAGTAGCCCCAGTTCCTGAGGGCGCCAGCCGGAGTAACACTGGATGAGCAGGATGTCGATACCATGTTTCTCATCGATATTATTCCAGAGCAATTCCATTTCATCATCTGTAAAAGCGATATGCCCCTTCTTTACCTTCTGGATCTCTTTGACGGTTTCTTCCGTGAGGTTGAAGGTTCTGGAATAGTTTCGATCCACTAACTCATATTCCAACGCGTAGTCCAGCATCATGTTAAACATGGATTTGATTTGGTTCTTCATGGTGGCTGTTGGATGCTGCTCTCTGCCTCGAACAGTGGCCACGCCCTCTTCCATGCAGCCTTTCACATGACGGGCTCGAATGTCCATAACTCGCATCTTGTAAACTGCCGAGCAGTAAGGCCAAGCACTGGTCACCGCCTTTGTACTCTTGACGGTCTTTTCGTATTCTGGAAGCCACTTGTCATAGAGCTCCTGCATGGTGATGGCTGCTCCAAGGTCATATGGATTCTTGTTATATTCCACCAGAGCGGCATAGGCATCGTTATAGGTGGCGAAGTACGATTCTGGCTTGAGCGGTTTGCAAATGGGTCTGCCATCAGAAGTTTTCCCCACAGTTACCATGGCTCGGAATGGATTTCTCAAATTACGATTTTTGATCTCACTGATCTGACCAAAGCCATTCGGCAATCGCCGTCGCTTGTTGGATTTGCGAGGTCTTTTTATTTTTTCAGAAGGTTTCAGAGGATATCCGCAATGAGGACAGGCATTTGCCTTATCGCTCACTGGCAGTTCGCACTCTGGGCATTGTGTTAGCATAGGTCACCCCTCTTTTTCAAGGCTTTTATTTCTTGGCGTTCGATCTTATCGATGATATGACCGCCTACTACATGGAGCAGAAAAACGCCTCCCGCAAATAGCAGCGCACCCCAGGCTCTCCGATTTTTGTTGTACTCTTTTACGCCGCCCTGCACGGTATAGACTTCGTGCAAGTGTTTGGCTGGGTTTACATGCTTTCTCATCGGTTATCTCCTTTCGCAATATTTTCAATGGGTTTTATGGAGGTGTTCTATATGAAACATATGACGAGTGCGCAAATTGATGAACTCAATACGCTTTTGGAAAAACATGGGGAAACTTTAACGGCATTCTACAACGAGGGAATGGCGCAAGGAGCTAAAAATGTTACCGTTGGCGTCTTGATTAGTACGGGAATTCTGCTTAGCATTCGGATTATCAAAACAATGATCGAAACACACAAAGAGAACGAGTCCTAACCAGGGCTCTTTCTTTTTTACCTCTTGCACCGTCCGTCTTAATCATATATGATAAGTGTATGAATTGTCAAGCATATTCCTACACAATATTTTTAACTTAGATTAGAGGCGTCGTATATGGTTATGCAGGATCAATCGACCTGCCCCAAATGTGGCGGAGAATTGAAATACTATGACAGTGTGCCACGGCTGGTACGGACGAAAGGTCGGCAGACCACGAAAGTGCTGATCCGACGGCTTCGATGCACAAAATGCGGTATGCTGCATCGTGAATTGACAGAACTGTTATTCCCCTACAAGCAGTATGAGTCCGAAGTAATTACAGGCGTTTTAGAAGGTCTTATTACCTGTAAGACAATAGGGTTTGAGGATTATCCTTGTGAGATGACAATGTTGCGGTGGTTGTCGCAGAAGCCTTACCTTTTGACATTCCGATAAGATAATTCTCGCAGGTTTCGCAACCTCCTTTATGGAGAAGTCCATTAGTGAAAGGAGACAACAAAATGAAACTGATACCTGTGGAGTCGATCCCGAGAATGAAAAGCAACCATAAGTTGCAGGAACTGATTGAGGAATTTGTAAACGGCGATGCTGATATCGTAAAGGTCGAGTTCGGCGCAGACGATTACAAAAGTCCTGCGGTATGCAGATCCTGCCTGGCGGCTGCCATTAAACGTTCGGGGCATTTTATCAGGGTTTGGCGTCGTGGAGATGAGATATTCCTGAGCAAAGGGATTTAAGGAGAGGAGCCGTTTTATACGGCTCTTTTCTTTTTATGCAATGTAGACTTTTAACCTAAGATAGTCTTTTTATTCTAAGTTAGATATATTCGCAGTTCCAACAGAGCCCTTTATGGAGGTGATGGTTTTGAAGACCAAAGAGATTTTACAAACCGTAGGGACGATGGTCCTCGTTGGTGCTGCATCCACAGCAGGCGCTGCGTTATGGACGACAGTCCTGGAGAGGAAGTTTCTGCTGGCCAGAGCAAAGCTGACACAACCGAAGTCGGACAAAATTATATTTGTGGACTTCCGAAAGACAAGGAGGGATTTGGGCCGCTAAACAGCGGCTCTCCCTTTTTCGCACAAACGGCACTGCCTATTATGGAGACAAATATTATGAGAGGTGATTTGTATGAACAAACAGAATTGGAGCGAAAAGCCTGTCACTTGGGGCGGTTACCTGAAGTTATGCGGTATCTGCTACATCATTTCGATGTTATTCGGGCTGGTGTGGTACATCGCATTCTTTGAGCCGACCTGGTATCAGAGCATCAAAGGCAAAGCCGAGAAATTGATCAGCAAATTGAAACGAAATTAGAACTGTCTCCAAAGAGCGGAGTCGCTAAACAGCGGCTCTTCTCTTTATTTCCACCGAGGTTGTTTTTACTGGGAGGCGGTTCCTATCTTAGAATAGCTGTTGAAAGGAGGTAGACGCCGATGGATGAACAAGAGTTTCGTTCCGGATCGGTTCCAGTGGCTGTAGTTGCCAGAGTGTATGGCAAAGATGCATCCTGGGTCAGAGCCGGAGTCATTGCCGGCTGGCTACCAATCGGAAAAGCAACCCGAGGAGGTCAACTGGTGACTGATA